ATGGAAGACATTTACAAAAGAGACGCGTCCGAGATGAAGCGGCGACTACAACCGTTAGATATGACAAAGAATTGCTATAGGATGGCCGTCCCTCCCAAGTGGGTCGGTCCGATCGACGCCTACGACAAGGTCATGCTTGCCGCGGGACGTCCTAAATCCACGCGCCATCTGCGAACCTATCACCTACGCCGGTTCGCCACTGAGCATAAGGCTATTCCTCCATGGGAGGTCACTGAGGATCAGCTGATTGCCTGGATGGCGGCGCACAACTGGGCACCCGAGACGCGCCGGTCGTGGCGCTCCTCGCTTAAGTGCTTCTATTCCTGGGGGCACGCCCGCGGCTACATCGACGCCGACCCCTCGCTCGCCCTGGCGCCCGTGCAGACGCCGCCGCCGAATCCGCGGCCGGCGCCCGACTCGGCGGTCGATATCGCCCTGCGATCGGCCGACCTGCGTGTCCGTATGGCGGTGTTGATTTTTGCCGTGACCGGCATGCGGCGCGCCGAGGCGTCCCGCGCGCACACCGAGGATCTTGAGTGGATCGGCGACGGGTGGGGGATGCGAGTGCTCGGCAAGGGCGGCCGAATACGGCTCATTCCGGTCGATGACGCGTTCGCCAGTGCAATCCGGGCGCTCCCGAAGGGGTTCATCTTCCCGGGCCAGATCGACGGGCACATCTCAGCGAACCACCTCGGCAAGCTCGTGAGTGCCGCGCTGCCGGACGCCTGGACGGCACACAACCTGCGGCATCGTTTCGCCTCGCTGGCGTACTCGGTCGAACGCGATATCCGGGCTGTGCAGGAGCTGCTCGGCCACGCGCGGGTGACCACCACGCAGATCTACACGTTCGTGCCCGATGCGTCACGGCGGCGCGCAGCTGCCGGAGCTCGCCAGGGTCTCACTGCCGCGTAACGAGCCAGCAACAATAATTGAATAATAAATAGGGGCCGCCCCGGGCTGGTTGTGACAGCCCGGGACGGCCCTGTATCTACCGAGGTGAGACGGACATCCCGAAACACGGCGGCGCGATACGCACACAGTGTAAAGGTCACCCGTCCAAATGGGCGGGTCGATTATTCGATTTACTGCGAAGTCAGGACGAAAGTCACCGTGACGTGCGTCTGCGCGGTTAGTCCACCCCATAAAGCGGCGGCCGGAAATTGTGCGGCCGGTTCTCGCTGAGCAGCACGCGGAGCGCGTCGGTCGCGTCTGGCGCAATCGCAGACACCATCTCAGCTACCCGCCGCACGGTCAGCGCGGTAACGCCGCGCTTGCGCGCCTCGGCCGCGTATTCGTCGATCTCGGCGAGTGTTTCCGGTCCGGGCATCCGGACTTTCAGCCGGTCGCCGGCCGCGCGTTGCCGCTCGATGTCGAGCTCGCTACGGCCGTCGCGCCGATCCCGTAGCAGCTGCTCGGCCTCGGCCAGACTCGTCGTCTCGGTCAGCACCGCGGCGAGCGACGCGTCGACGAGCTGCTGCGCGCCGACCTCGAACACGGCAGGCGACGCGTCGGTGAGTTCGACTGCGGCGTTTCGCTGGCATTCCACCGTGCCGCGCCACCCAGCCGCCGCTGCGGCGAGCAACGCGTTCGCCTCACTCGGGTGCCACGCCCAGATGCCATCGAACGGTTCGGCGTCGCGCGGGGTGAGCTCGGCGAGCCGCTGCGCGTCTAGCTTGCCGAGCCGCTCGTCGACCTCGGCCGCAGACAGCTCGCCATCCATGCCGATGCCTGCCACCAGCACGCGGGTGTCGATCCTGCTGCGCATCGCCGCGGCCAGGGCGAGCGAATCCGCGAGCGGACTGCGCAAACTCGCCTCGTGCCCTTCGGCGAGGATGTCGCCGCCGACGTCGACGACGATGATCCGATCCGCGTCGAAAGCCTTTGCGGCACGGGCGATCAGCGCCGACAGCCCAACTGCTCCCCCCTCGGCCTCGACGAGCAGCAGCGGCAGGTCGATCGCTGCGGCGAGCCTCGGCAGCGTCGACTGGCCGATCCTCAGTGCGGCGACTGGCGGGATCTCTGCGACGCCACCGCGGTCGACGAGGCCCTCGAAATCGGCGCGGACACGCGGGCCCGGACTCGGGTCGATCATGAACCGATCCCAGGAATACGACATGATCGCCGCGATCCCCAGGTCCGGGCGGGCATGGGCGAGCATGGCCGCGGTGACCGCGTCGCCGCCGCCTCCCGCCGCGATAGCGATTGCTGAGCGCATCAATGGGTACCTGTTCCATCGTCCGTATAGTGGCTAGTGGCCTATGGTAGTTACGAAGGGTGTACGGGTGTCCGAGATCAGAGAAGTACCGGCGAAGTACCTGCAAATTGCTGGAATTCTGCGTGATCAAATCATTCGCGGCGATCTCCAACCCGGCGCCGAAGTACCGTCCGAGCGTCGGCTCGCCGAGACGTACGGCGTCGCGCGGCCGACCGCGAGCCGCGCTCTCGAGGTGCTGCGTCGTGAGCGCCTCGTCGAATCGCGGCAAGGGTCTGGCACGTTCGTGCGCACCCCGAATGCCGCACCTCGAGCGCGGGAACGGCTCGAGCGCGCCGCTGCGATGGGCAGCATGTATTCCGATTCCGAGGACGCCGCATTTCCGTTCGTCGGCATTGTCGACGGTCCCGAGTACGTCACCGAAGCGTTGAACATCTCCGCTGGTAGCCGAGTGATTCAGCGGCAACGGATCATCAGCAACCCGAGCGGTCCCGTCGAGTTGAGTACATCGTGGTTCCCTGCCGCGCTGGCCGATGTCGCGCCGCGGCTGTTGGAGACCGCACGCGTCGGCGGTGGGACTCTCGGCTATCTCGCACGATGCACCGACATCCGGCCCACGTATGCGCGTGATCAGGTATGCGCCCGCCTCGCCAGCCCCGAGGAATCCGCTGCGCTGCAGCTGTCCGAGCCGTCGGCGGTGCTGGTCTACTGGCTAGTGGCCTGCGACACCGCCGACGTTCCGGTCCAGTTCGACGAGGGCGTTTACCCGCCTGAACGGTGGGCGTTTCGACAGGACTACCCCGTAAATATCTAGTTCAGATCAGGAATTTTTCCGGAAATCCTTCAAACTTCTCCAAGTGGCCTATGCCACATGTCTTACTAGTGGCATAGTCCACTTATGGCCCTGGCCGATCCACCGCGCCGGGGCATCGAGACAGGGGAACCTCATGACTGGACCTGTAGCCGGACGAGTCGCCGTCCGATGCATCCGACCCGACCTGATCGCCGAGGAAGACCGCGCCCGCATCGAACAGGAGATGACCGATCTCGGCGTGCAGTTGGGCTGCGCCGTCGACACAATCGTCGTTGTCATCAACCCTGATGAGATGGGGCCGTGGGCAACGGTCGCGAACGCGATCGCCCGGGCCCGTGCGACACACGTGATCGTGCCGAGCATGTGGCATGTCGACGGCATCGACGACTGGATTCGCGCCCGCACCGAACTCCTGGCGCTTGCAGGACCGCACGCCGGGGACGATGCCGAGGCAAAGCTGGCGATGTCCGCATGATCGGCGCATGGACAGTCGGCGGCTGCGCGCTGGTCGTGCTCGCCGTCATCTGGGTAATGCTGCTCCGCGACGTGTGGGGATCGCACGACCCCACACCCGTCGCGCAGCTGGTCCCCGTCCAGGCCGAGCCCGCAACGGGAGGCTGGCCGACCTCACTCGTGCATACGGCACCACTCGAACCGTTCACGCCGGATCAGGCACATCAGGCGATGCAGCTGCACATCGACTGTGACACCGACGCGTGTCCGCGCAGGCAGGCAGCGCTCGACACGCTCATCCAAGCGGGCCACGTGCGACCAGCCCGGATACACGGATGACCGCCCCGGGAGGGCGCGTGCCCCGCGATGACGACTGGTGCGACTGGTGCGCCGATCTGATCCAAGCAGCGCCCTTCCGGTTCGACGGCCGAGTGTTCTGCAGCCCGAAATGCGTGCACGCCTACCGCCGCGGTAGCGATTCGCCGACCGTGACACAGCTCCGGGAGCCAAAGTGACCGAGTTGCCGCGCCGCACGCCCGGCGCGACCCACATACCGCACCCACACCACCGAACCTCAGCGCCATCCGTCGCACTGCTGCCCCGCATCGCGCAAGGTACCGACCAATGGGCCGAGCGCGACCGGCACCCGGGGCCATCGAAACCCGAATAGCCCCAGCACAATTCAGGGAGGAACAAATGAAGATCGTCACCATTGCCGCCGCCGTCGCAGCTCTGATGATCGGCGCAGCACCCGCCCACGCGACCCCCGTCCGGCAGGCCGATCATGTGGATTGCTTCGCGCGAGCGCTGACGCCGGTCAAGACCAGTCACGCGAGCGTCGCCCCGATCGCCTTCGGCTACACCCTGCACTGCTCACCACACCCGCCAGCGCTGATCGCCTTGCGCGTCAAACTGTGGCGCCTGGACTTCAACCGGCTCGAAACCTACGAGCACACCTCGCACACCGTGTTCAGCCCGAACTACGACCGCGATACCTGGTTCTATGCGTCCTGCTCGAACGCCTCGATTCGGTACTCTTTTCACACCGAGGTGATCCTCGACGGGATCAACGGAAACCCGGGCGAACACTCAGATAACTCGTCCTCCGAGCCGATGACCTGCTGAGACGGAAAGGGACACATCATGATCCAGTCCGACCATCCGGCGGTCGCTGTCGCAGAGGCTCGCGTCGCCGATCTCGACGACAGGTTCGGGGTCAACTTCAGCCCGACCGCCATCCGGGTCATGGATGACGCTGTTGCCGTCACCATGGATTCCACCGAGGCCCGGTTCATCATCATCATGGAGAACATCGACGGGGAATGGTCGGCGCCGTCGATGCTGGGCGGCACAACGCGGCCGCAAGCGCCGCGCTACGAGCGCACGCCCGTCGGTCTGCCGCTGAAACAGATGTCACGCAAGCGCGTGCCGACATTGCGGCAGCCGGATCAGTGGTGGTTCGCCGTTGCCGGACTCGCCGCCGAGGATGCAGAGTCGGTCTCGATCACCGTGAACGGCGAGGAGCATCGGGAGCCGATCGGCGAGGACGGCGTCGCCTTCGCGATCGTAGGGATTCGCGCGACCGACGAGCCGACCGTCGTCGTACACACCCGGGACGGCCGCGCGGTGTCGGCGATGCACTGACCCTCGACACGAAAAATGCGCCCCGCCCGCGTACGTAACGCGGTCGGGGCGCAATGCTATGTACCTGCGAATCATCCTGCCCAGCAAGGGACACCATCATGAAGCGGATCCGTGGACGACACATCGCACTCGCTGCGGCCTGCATCGCGGTCGGTCTCGGCCTCGGCGCCGCTGTCATCGCGGGCGCCAACGCAATCGGCGGCTACCACGACAACCACATGGACGAGCAGTTCGATGCGTCCGTCAGCAGTGCCGCTGCTGCGGAGACGAGTGCGATACACAGCTATCAGAGCATGCGTGCGACGGTCGGGGACGCGTGCGAGAACCTGGTGCGCGACAAGCTGAAGTCGCCCGCCTCAGCGCGATTCGAGCTCGGCGACACCAACCTGCACGAGGACGCTCGGGGCGGCTTGACCGGCACCCTCAGCGGCACCGTGGATTCGCAGAACGGGTACGGCGCGATGATGCGCTCCGACTGGACGTGCACCATGCAGCCCGGGTCATCCATCGGCAGCGTGCTCGCCGGCATATCGGGCCTCACGCAACGGAATTGAGTCCGCCCAGCTCGCAGGCTCGCCGGTATATTTCCCGGCATATTTTCATGCCTCACACAGCACGCGCACCTCGCGCGGCACCCGGACCGTCCGGTCTTCGCGCTCGACGCGCACCGTCCGATCCTCGGCCGTGACGCGCACGACGCGCGGCCCGCGCAGGATCACTCCAGGGGTGCCGGCCGGAAGGACGATGTCGTATCCGGCGGCAGTCTCCTCGACCGGAACCTGGGCGATGACGTGCGCGGTGTCGGTGCCGACCGCGGTATCCGCATCGGTGATGGTGTGGAATCCCTCGGTGCCCGTGCCGGTTTCGGCGACATCGACCAGAACGGTCGCCGCGTCCGTGGTCGTCACGGGCTCAGTAACGTCCGCCAGCGGTGGCGCGGCAGTGTCCGTCCCGGTTCCGGTGTCGCTGTCGGTGACCACGTCCAGCACCGTCGCCGACTCGGTGCTCGTCGCCGTGTCCGCCGAGGTAGGCGTCGGCCACGGCGCGTCCGTTCCGGTCGCGGACTCCTCCGCGGACACCTGCACGATGACCATCGCATCGTCCGTTCCGGTGACTGCGTCGGTGCCGACGACTTGCGCCGTGACCGTCGCATCCTCCGTGCCGGTCGTGCTGTCCGCGGACTGTCCGGTCACCGCGGGGACAGACGCGTCCTCGGTTCCCGTCGCGGTATCGCTGCCCGACACGATCTGCTGGACAGCTGCAGTGTCCGTTCCGGTGCCCGTCTCCGTATCGGTCAGCGTCGCGGGCACGGTCGCGCCGTCCGTTCCGGTACCGGATTCGGTGCCGGTGACCTGCACGGCAGCGGTGTCCGTCCCGGCGGCGCTGTCCGTGGCCGACTCGGTGGCAGTCACCGCGCCGGTATCGGTGCCCGTACCGGTGTCCGCACCCTGTCCGCGGACGACGCCCGTGTCGGTACCCGCTCCAGTATCAGCGCCCGATTCGGTGCCGGTTACCGCGCCCGTGTCCGCGCCTGTCCCCGTGTCCGAGGCGGCGATAGCGCCCGGCGGGACAGCCAGGGTCAGCGTGGTCCACGTCGCCGAGAACGTTGTCGCACCGAACGCGCCCGGCGTCTCGCTCGCCGCGGTCGCGAGCAGTTCAGCCGTGGCGATCGCGGCATCGGTGGTGCTGCCGCTCGTACCCGTAGCGACCGCCTGGAAGTTGCTGAAACCACTTGGCGCGGTGGTGGTCTGGTAGAAGTTGCCGCCCTGGTCGTCCGCGACCGCGACGAGCCAGAGATATCCCTGGGAGCCGCCGGACGGTGTGAGCGCGGGCGGCGTGGGTGTCGTGCTGGATCCGTTGGCGAACGCCGTGCTCACCGTGCTGCCTGCGCCCGTGACGCGGACGGCCGCCGACGTGGCGAGTACCGACGCCGACGAAGCGACCGTGAGCGTCGACGAGGCCGTACCGACGACGCCCACGAACACTGTGATCGGCGACGCGGACGCACCGCCCTGCGTGACCAGCGACCACCCCGAGCTGCTCGTGCTCAGCGTCGACGCCGCGCCCGGCGTCACCAGGACCACATACACGTCGCCTGTCGCCGCGCCGCTGCTCGGCAACGTGATACTGAAACTCGTTGCGGCAGTGGTGAATGAGCCGGTATTACGTGCGGCAACCGCGACCGTCATCGCTCACCTCACATTGCGTTGATGTGGTCAGCGAGACGCAGCAGATAGCCCGCGGTCACGTACGCCGTCGTGTGCTGGCCGCCCAGCAGATACCCGAGCATCAGCTGGCCCGCGCGTAGCAGCTGGCCGGGCGAGTAGTCCTCGGTCATCCACTCGCCGGAGATCAGCTGTTGCGCAAGCGATTCCGTCCAGCCGCCGAGCGTGGCGAAGCTGAACGCCGACATGCCGTGCGCCAGGGCGCGCAGCGGGGAGCGGTCCGGACAGCTCGTGATGCCGTCGCCCGGATTCGCCGCGCTGAACACCGGCAGATGCGCCGGCCACGGCCCGTGAGGCCCGTTGATGCCCGATCCGACCGGCATCGGGTCGATCGACTCGCCCGGCGCGCGGTTGGGATTCGCGATGACGGCCGCCCAGGCGAGTTCGCAATCGGCGTACTCGCCGCGCGCCTTCGCCTCGAGGAACGCCGAGACGAGTTCGGCGCCGAGACTATAGCCGCACAGGCCGACAAGATTCGGTGTCGCACGGATCGCGTCGGCGATCAGCGGCAGGCCGGCCGCGACGCTGCCCGCCTCGGACGGCCCGAGCACACCGGAGCTGCCGACCGGGCCGACCGCCGCCGGATACGGGATATCCGCGCCGATCTCGTACTTCGCCGGATCCAGCAGGTGCGCCAGCTGGGCGAGCATATTCGTCGGCGCGCCGGTGACTTCGCCCGTGCCGCGGCAGGTCAGGACAGTGATCATGAATTCCTTTCCCGGACAACGAAAAACCCTCCGCACCAGAGGTGGGAGGGTTTCCGTTGCGGATGGATCAGGCGGTGTCGCCGTATCGCTCGAGGATCTCGCGAGCCCAGGCCACGAGATCCTCGACGCGCTGGCCGCTGGGCTGTGGCTTCACCCAGAGTTCAAGGTTTTCGAGCCGGTTGTCGGTCTTGTCGCCGTTGATGTGGTGGATGTTCTCGGACGGCAGCAACGGCCGCCCGAGGTGCTGCTCCATTACCCAGCGGTGCTCAAGGACGCGGCCGCCGTTGCGATCACCTCGAAGACCGACGTTCACGCGGACGTAGCCGCGATCGGTGAGATCTCTCTGTAGGGTCGGATTCGGGATTACGACGTAACCGTTGCTATTGATGAAGCGGCGTTCGGTAGTGCGCCGTTGGTTAATTCGGCGGCATTCGTCCGTGCAGAACCTGCGCCGGTAGACCACCTCGCCGCGCTGCTGGGGGCGTCCCACGAACTCGGTCCCACATTCCTCGCAGACCAACTTCGCAGCACGGCAGTTGTCACTACAGAACTGTTGCGCGGGACCCGACGGGATATATGTCTCGCCGCAGCTCTCGCAGTTCTTCGGCTGCCACTTGCCCGACCATCGACCCCGCGCCTTGATTCCGTGCTGTCTCATGCGCAACTGGACGGCGCTCGGTGAGCAACCAATCTCCTCTGCGATCTCGATGCTCGACAATCCGGATTCGTATTTCGCCCGCAACCAATCCGGATCGGCCAGCTGGGGATAGGTCAGCCGATGGTCGCGCTCGCGGCAGGCTCGGCACCGCTTCTGAGAAGGGCCATCTGGTCGATATTCCTCGCGACACTCGTCGCAGACCTTCGGCAGCCATTCATCACCCCGGTTCTCGATGCCGTGTCTGCGCATCCAGTACTGGACCGTGGGTGCGCTGCAGCCGAGTTCGCGAGCGATGGAACGCACCGAACCGGCTTCGTAATGCGAGCGCAGCCACCGCTCATTCGCGAGTTCGGGATGCTTTGGAGCTCTTGACATGCCTTACATAGTATCGATACCGTGTTAATGAAGGCAAACTACGCCAAAGTTAATGTCGCGGACAGTGTCCAGATCGAGCCCGAGACCTTCGTTCCGAGCGACTGGACCTTGTGGTTCAGCATGAGCGGGGACGTGCCGGTGCTGGCCAGCGTCGCGCCCGCGGTGATGGTGCCCGAGTCGATGGCCCAGCACCATTCGTTCCACGCGAAGTTGGCCACGCCGGACTGGAACGTGCAGTTGACGGTGATGATGCCGTTGCTCTGTGTCGGATACGAGCTGTCCGCCTGCTGGTAGTAGGCCGTGCTCGCGTTGCCATCACCGCCGAGCGCGGTGTCGCTCACCGTCGCCGCAGTGGTCGAGGTACCCACGCCGACAACAGCGTCTGCGTGCGCCAGGGCCACGCCGCCGCCGCCGATGATCAGGTTCGTGATCCGGTTCAGGCCGCCGGTGACGAGCAGGTTGCCGGGCGCTTCCATCACCTCGTCGGGCTCGGCAAGCCCGACCTCTTCGAAGTGACGCAGGTGGAATCCGAGCGGCTCGTGCCCGTGCATCAGGTCGCGGGTGATGCGGGAGACCGACTCGGGGTAGTACTTGATGATGCGCGCCTGCATATCCCAGGTGAGGGTGTCGACGTCGGGCATGGTGAATCCTTTCGTGCACGAAAAAGCCGACCGGCGAATTCCGGTCGGCTGCAAGAGGTTTGGTTACGTCAGCTCTGGATGATCCGCAGGTGCATGGACTGGACATAGGTCCGCGCCTGCGTGGTCTGAACGGTGCAGGTGACGGTGTAGGTGATACCGACCTCGCCGCCTGTGAGCCACACCGTGGCGTTGCTCGTGGTGTGCGAGTCGGTGACCTTCGTCAGCCCGGAATCGACAGTGAACGTCGCCGAGGAAATCTGCTCATCGGGCCAGTCCAGGACAGCGGGCGCGGCGATGAAATCGAACGGGTAGTCCAGGATCTCGCTCGCGCCCTGCGACTTCACCGGAATGTTCTGTGGCATCAGATCTCCTCATGGTGGTCGGCGATCCCCGCGGATCGCAGGATCTGCGCGCGATGCTCGGGATGCAGATCCGTTGCGGGTCCGTGGACTTGGATGATCGCGGCGTGTAGAGCGGGGTATTTGAGCGCGAGCCGCAGCATGCCGCGGTCGCCGTTGTGCTCGGCCTCGAGCTGCTGTTCATGTACGTACCGGTGCTCGCGAATGAAGTCCCGCGTCCAGTCGTGGCTGTCGTGCTCCGGATTGTCGTGGAGATGGACATGCGTCGTGCAGTCCGGGCACTGCCACTCGCCGAGCATTTCGCCGTCTTCGCCACGGAGGGGGTCCGTCATTGTCACCACCTCACGTGAAATACGTTGTGATCACGACTTGTCCGTCGCCGCCAGCACCGCCAGGACCATTGCCGCCGAGGCCGTCGAGCGACGCACCACCCCCACCTCCGCCACCGCCGGGAAACCCGCCCCGGCCACCCTGTCCGGCGACCGAGGTGCTGCCCAGTGGCAGATAGAAGCCACCGCCGCCACCGGATGCTGGTCCGTACACGCCTCCGGTTGGGCCTGCGCCGGCGGATCCATCCAGTGAGCTACTCGTGCCCGGCGCGCCTCCGCCGGTGTTGAGACCGCCCCCGCCGCTCTCACCGCTCGGTAGATACCCGGTCTGGCCTGCTGCTCCGACACCTCCGGACGCGGACGAGGACTGATTCCCGTTGCCCGCATCGCCTGTCCACGTGGTCGAAGTGTTCAGGAATGATCCGCTGGCTGGCCGCCGAGTGCCTGAAGCGTCAACGCCACCGCCGGCACCGCCCTTCCCGCCGGTGGCTTGGTAGCTGGACCCGTTGAAGGAAGCGGTATCTCCATCGCCTCCGGGCTGCGACAACCATGAAACGTCACGCGCGGTGGCGGACGCAATGGCGGGCGACGAATACAACGATTGCGCCACAGGCCAGTTGCATTCGGTGATGATCCCCCACAGGCGATTTCCTGATCCGGTGGGGACGGTGTTGCCGGTGTCGGTCCATTGCACGACTTGTGTTCCGTTGATGTACCCGGTGAACACGTTGCCGTTGCGTGTGAGAGCGATCTGGCTCGAGGTCGTGAACGGGGTGGTGGAGTTCGCGACGACCGTCTGACCGGTTTGCGCGCCGTTCGCGATATACGCGCCCGATGGCGCATTGGTCTGGGTGATGAGCCCACACCCGCCGCTGGTATCGCCGACGAATGCCACTAGCACCGACGAACCGCTATAGGTCGTCGGCGCCGCGCAGTAGATGCCGGTGTAATTGTTGGTCGCCAATTGCGTCGACGGCGTAGCCAGCTGCGCCTGGATGACGTAGTTGTCCGTATCAAGCGGTGAACTCCACGCATTCCAGTTGCCCGTCTCACCCACGTACGTGGACGGGGTGAACGCCTGAGCCATGCCGTTGACGATCTGCGCCGATTGGCTTCCGGAGTCGGTGCGCCAGCTGCCGCCCAGGGAAATACTGTTGGCGCGCTCGAAGTCATCGGAGTACCGGACACTGGCAGCGCCCCCGCCGCCCGAGCCGCCGACAGGAACCACCACCGGGGCCGTCGACGGCAACGATGCGGCCGAGATCCCGGAGGTGAACGTGTAGCCACCCTGGCCGCCACCGCCGCCCGCCGCGCCGGACGTATTGAAGGCCACGCCGCCCTGTGCGCCGCCGCCGCCCGAGCCGATCTCCATGGCGTCCGCCGTCGTCATCCCAGTCTGCTTCGTCCATGTCGCGCTGCGGTTGTAGATGTCGATCCTCGGAGCCTTCCCGCTCGCCTGGACCGTGGCGTTAAGAAGCTGGACCGCAGGGCCGACATCGGCAGCCGCCGTGGATTCGGCCGAGCCGGTGATGTTGCTCGTCACGCCCGACGCGATCGTGCTGGTATTCGTCAGCGCCGCCGAGGCGTCAGCGCGCAAGGACGACGCCCACCCGTTCAGGTTGATCAGGCCGCCGGTGGCCCCAGTGATCGCGTCGCACAGGTCAGCGAGGAATGTGTCGATCGCGGCGGTGACGAGACCGTTGACGTTCGGGAACCCGCTCAGGATGCCGCCGAAGAAGTTGCTCGACGCCGAGTTCCAGCCTGTCGACTGCTGCGTTTGCGCCTGATAGTCGGCAGTGACCTTGGCCTGTGTGTTGTCGACCATCGACGGCAGTGAGCCATCGTTGCCGGTGAGGATGCCGGGTACACCCGAGGTGGTGTACCCGGACGGGCCGAGGGGAGAGCCCATGGCTCAGTGGCCGATCGCCGCCAGATCGGCCTGCAGCTGCTGCAGGTTGAACCCTTCAGGGGAGACACCCGAGGTGAGGAATTCCTCCGACAAATACACCAACGATTCGTCGTTGTAACGGCGGTAGAACGACGCCGTCATCCAGGTGAACGCGCCCCAGGTGACGATGCCGATATTCGAATCGTTGTCGGACGCCGCACCGTTGATGTAGTGGCCGCCCTCGATCGGCGAGCCGGACACGGGGGTCCACACTTCACCGGCCTGGAACTGGTCCTGCGCCGATTCGGGCAACTGCACGCCGATACCGACCGCTGAGAACAGGAACATCGCCGCGCGCAGCTGCGCCACGTTGCCCTGATCGAGTGCGAGATACGCGCCGATCTTGTGCAGGTTGCCGCCAGCGTCGGTGATGCCGGTGGTGCGCCGGTATTCGGCGAACGCCTGCGGGTCGGTACCCTCGTCGGTCGGGTTCTCGCCGGTCACCGGATCGGTCTGCGACGGGTCGTAACCCGTGAACTCCGAATACGTTTCGAGCACGGCATCGTCGTCGATCCGGAACGGCTTGTTGCCCTCGGCGCACCACAGCGCCGTCTCATGGAACGCGCCCGCGATCGCGCAGTCGCCCACGCGATCGTTGGCGAGCATCTGCCAGTCGGCGATCTTCGCCTGATGCCCGAACGAGGCCGGGATCGCCGGGATCACGTCCTTCTTCAGGTAGTCCCGAAGCTTGAACTTCACCGCCCCGGGGGTGATGTCCTTCTTGCCCAGCTTGTAACGCACTTCGTTTGTCACAGTTGACCTTTCATAGTTCTTGGTTGCCGCGACGCTTCGAACTGCGTTGCGAGTCAATGAGAGAAAGCACCATGTTCATGAGGGTCAGCCCCACCGCGGCGAATGCGGCGAGCCGCACGAACGGGCGGCCTGGATAGTCGCCCAGGGCCAGATTCACGACGCCGATCCCCAAAATCGTTGCGATGCAGGCGATCAGGCCCATAATCGCGCGCCCGGGCGCGGTCTGACGCCAGTTGCTGCCCGGCCGTGCATACAACGCAACGAAGATGACCGCCTTGATCATCAGCAGCACCAGGAACACATCGGCCGTCATGACCGCGCCATAGAGCGGTGTCACGACAGCCACGACGCCAAGGTTGGCGACGGCAACGGCGGCCAGAATGGCGTGCCGTTTGGTGGTGCTCACGAATTCCCCCTTCGGAGAGTCCAGGCGAGTTCGATCGACTCACCGAAGTGGTTGCGCTCGAGGGCATCCCGGATCGCGGAGCCGATCCGCTGCGCTTCGGGTGCTTTCTCCTCGACGCGGCGGCGCTGGGCGGCCGCCTTCTCGGCGGCCTGCCGGGCGTTCCTCACCTCATCCGGTTCACAGCGGCGGCGATCAGTCTTTTTCGATCGACGGAACATGGCCGCTCCCGGGGTCACCCACGTGGTTCGATGCCGCCGGGGCCGTCGGCAGCGTTTGCAGCAACGCGACCGACAACCGGCCCTGCACGGTCAGCTCCGCGTTCTGCGTCACCAAACTGCCGATGGTGACGGCCTGGTCCGCGTTGGTCTGCCGCAGCCACGCGATCTCGGCGGCGTCGTCGGCCGACGCCTTGTCCACCCAGCTGCGAGGCACAAGCAGCCCGCGCAGCACCATCCAGGTGAACGTCGCCAGCAGACCGACCGGAGTCAGGGCCGCCAGCGGTAGCACATTCAGCATCACCTGCACTACGCATGCCGATCAGCAGCCGGACCGGAGCCGGGCACGGTAGGGGGCGGCGACGGTTTGGCCGCGAGCGCCACCGGGGTGACCTTGGCGTGTATGGCCTCCGTCGCGCCGATGCCGAATATGGCGGCAACGATGCCTGCGATCCAGTTCGCGGTATCTGCATCGGCGCCCGCGCGGATCGCCAGGTAGCCGACGAAACCGGCCACCACCGGATAGAAGGCCATCCGTACCGGCTGCGATTCGATCAGTGAGACAACCTTGTTCACGACGCGCTCCCGGGAGTCGCGGGGGCTGTCGGAGCGGTGTAGCCGGGAATACCGAGGTGCGCACCGATCTCGGCGAGCGCATCCACGACGGTCCTGTTATTCAGCTGCGGCCAGCCGCCGAACTGCGCCGGCATGTCGTTGCGGGTGCCCGCGCCGCCGATCTGGTCGACTGTCAGATCCGTGTGGTAGAGCAGCCATTTCAGCGCATCCCCGACGCTGACGGAATTCCCGTACGCATCGGTGATGGTGTCGCTCAACTGCATATCGCCTCCTAGGCTCCATTGGCCGAAATCCGGTGTGTCGGCCTCATTTACGTCGCACGAAACGCCGCCCACCCATGCGGTGCCGATGCGTTGGTGCATGTTGATTCGGGGATCGACCTGGCCGCCGGACCAGGCATCGGTCTGCCACGCCCAGTGCGCGACCCCGGCATCCAGGGCGCGACTGACCGGGTAGTAACCGCCGTAGATACCGACGTTCTGCTCGCCGATGACCGTCCCCGCGCCGGTCAGATACCCGTTGATCGCGGCCTGCTGCGCGGGGGTTGCGTCCCAGTCGGCCGAGAAGTAGATCGGACGCCCGTCGGGCATGCCGCACGCACGCGCCTGCGTCAGCCCGGCTTCGGCGTCGTAGCATCCGGCGTCGTAGCCCACGAGCATCCGATCGGCGTAGGTCTCGTAATTCGCCACGATGTCGATGCCGTGCGCTCGAAGATCGTCGGCCTCCTCCGGCGTGAGCAGCTTGCCCGGCAATCCAGGTCCACCGTCAGTGAGATAACGGGAGACGAAGCTGTATCCGGCGCGTGCGATGGCCGCGCCGCCTGGGCGTCCGCCCGCGTAATCGAGTCCTTGGGTCATCGCTGCGCGCTCCCGTCTTGGTCTTTCAGGTGCTGCCGGATCCGGTGATTGCGTTCGGCGAGATCGGCGAGCCGTTTGGTCGCGTTCGGTAGCTTGGCGGCGTACTCGGCGCTCGCCTTCTCGCGCTCCTTGGGCGTCATGGCCGGGAGCTTTTCGGCGAGTTCGGGATTCAGCACGGCGAGCGCGGCCTGCAACCGCTCCTTCGGGGTGCTCTGCTTCTCGGCCAGCACCGCCGCAGCGGCTGGATGCTCGGCCATGTACTGCGCGTACGTGTCGGCGTCCACCCAGTCGAGCAGCTTGCTGCCGGTTTCGGCTCCCCGCTGCTGGCCGGGGATCGGGAAGATGACGGCCTTGTCGTGGTGCAGCCGCAATCCCTTGTCCCACCACTCCGTTGCGATCACGCGCGAGTGGAGCGAGTGCAGCGCGTACCGGCGCACCCTGCCGGGGCCCGGCAGCGGCAGCGAATCCAGGTAGCGCGTGAGCTCGGCGATTCCCGCCTCGCGGTCCTCGTCTTCGGGCATAGAGGCTCCCGTCATGAGAGAAGGTGGACGCCGATATCGGCGATGGAGGCTTGCATCTTGGAGAGCATCCGAGCGAAGCGCTCCGCCTGCGTGAGCCGGGATTTCGCCTCACCGACCTGGACCTCGTAGTCGTGCGGCTTGCCTTGGGAGTAGTCCCAGGCGAGCGTCGCGATCGCGACCTGGTCGACGAACAGGAAGTTCGAGATCTCGAGGTCCGTGCTGCCGATCCTGTTGCCGGGCAGGAAATCCAGGAACGGCAGGTAGCGGGCCGAGCCGCCGATCGTGAACACGTGCGCGGTCTCGCTGGCCGTCGCGTCGATCGCGGCACGGAACGCGTCGATCGCAGCGAGCGACCAGGCGTTGACGTTCGCGCTACCGCCGAGCACCTCACCCAGGTGCACCCAGCCGAGCGCATGCGCACGCGTGTTGTGGGTGTACTGGTCCCACGCGAAAATGCAGCCTTGGATAAACGGCATGATCACGTCGGCTGCGATATCGCCTGCGTTGTCGACGAATCCAGATGTCAGCAGGAACCCGAGTAGGTCACCGCCGAGTTCGATCGCGATCTTCGCGGCCTCATCGGCCAACGGGTTGTCGCCGCCCACGATGAACGACACCGCGGTGTCCGGTGAGTGCGTGAGGTCACTGGTTTCGATGGACGTGTACGGGCCGTCCATGATCGTCACCCACGGATAGGGCGGCATCGTGCCGTTCCATCCGGCCGCGTAGTACTCGTCCGGCAGCAGCACGTTGTCGTTGCTGGTCGCGGTGAAAACGTCCTCGACGCCGCCCTCGGCCCACGAGACGACTGTGCGGGCGAACCCGTCGAACAGGTTGCCGATCACCGAGGTGCCGGCCGGATCGTAGAAGCCGGAGTTGTCGACAACCTCGAACACCAGCGCACCGTTGCGGCAGGTGGAAACGCCTGGCACGTCGATGGTTTCGCCGTCGATCGTCATGACGCGGCGGCACTGCATCGTCAGCTGCGCATCGTCCATCGCGTCGACGATCAGCTGATCGACACGATCCATCCGCATCGAGAAGAAGTTCCAGAGCGACGAATCATCGAGGTCGAACGGGTTCGCCTTGATGAACACTTGCCAGCTGGACCAGTCGAATAGAGCGTCCCAGGATCCGACGTCGAACGGGTCCTCGGGGATATTCCAGAGGTTGCCGTTTCGCCGGATCAGCTGGAGCAGGATTACCAGGGAGATACACCATTTCGAGGGCCCGAAAAGTGGCAAATCCCTTGGCCACTGGAAGACCTCGAGCGGCAGGATCGGGTTCGGCGGGCACAAGTAGTACTGCAGGAACTGGGTGTCGTGGATGCACGTCAGCTCGACGTAACGGATCCCGTTCGCATCCTTGCGAAGCCGCCAGTTCTTGACCAGCCCGGACCACTGGAACGCGCCGCCCATGTGATCGACGATCAGCACGACGTTCGCCTTGATGACGTCCGCCATCGACGGATTCGCCTTGGCCAGCAACGGAATGTTGATGATGTAGCGGGAGATCGGGTGATCCGGCCGCAGCCGCAAAGTCCCGACGCCCGGGTCGGTGACCTTGTTTTTCAGCGGGAACGAACCGGCGATGTTGTCGGCCGCCTCACCGACCAGGATCAGACCCTCGTCCTCGCGTCCGTCTGGCGGGTTCGTGAACACGCGCGCCCGCGGCTTCGCCCGCCGCATTGCCAGACGCTCCTCGCGGATGCGCTCGCACTCGTCCCACGTATCCGGAATGTCCGCCAGGGTGAGCGGCTCCGGGGGCGTCATCGTCGTCACAAGCTCACCCCGAACGGCCGCGAAAACCAGGCCGGGCACACCACGTACGCCGTGGTGTTCGCCGTGCCGCCGACCAGCTCGAGCGGGACCTGTGTCGGCGGCGTCTTCGGCGCTACGGGATACATGAGCTGCACGCCCAGATTCCGCTGTTCGACAGGTGTATTCGACGCCGCGACCATCTGCTTCTGATATGGATCGGTGTCCAGGTCCAGATCCTCACCGGCCTGTAGCGGATTCAACGTGACCGTACGCGTGGCGTCCTGGCCGGGCGTGCGCCCGAACTTCAGCTCTTGGCCCCAGCTGTAATCGGGGACCGTCCATGTCCCCGGGGCGGGCAGTTTCCATTCGAGGAAGATCGGGACGTTGCCGCGGTTCTCCACCCAGATCGGCAGCGTGCCATTGCCGGTGGGAAATGTGCACGGGTAGACGATGCTTTCAGCCGCCCAGAACGGCCGCTCGCACGCGGCCATAATCGCCATCGTCGAGGTGTCCTGCAGAAAGGGTGATTTCCCTTCCCATGCGCCTTTCGAATACGAGTCCGGGGCTTGATACAGGCGCATCTCGAGATCGCGCGTCGACCCGGGAGCCTCCGCAGTAATCGAAAATGTGTCGTCGAACATGCCGAGGTCGTCGCGGAAATCGGACTCGATCTGCATCCACTGATCCGGATCCGGATGGTGCACATTCACGCCGAATGTGGGCCTGCGCTGCTTCCACTGAAAGCCTTGATACGACTGGCCGTAGATGCTCTTGATGTAGAACGTGTCAGCGTCCGCGTCGGTGAGCAGCTGACTCGTGTTCTTCTGAATCTCGACGCCCTCGGTGCCATCCGTGAGATTCCAGCTGCGGCCAGATGTCTTGTTGGACAGCGTGAGTCGCAGATACTGCGAGCGGTCGATCATACGGGCCACGTCGACATCCCCCCGAGCGTCGAGCGGGCGACCTGCTGATTCATGTGGTCCATGAATTCGCCCATGTGCATGATCCGCGGTTCGTTGACGTGCACGTCGTTGTGGTAGTGCGTCTCACCGCTGCCGCCGCGCGTCGCGGACATGTCGTAGTTGCTCGGCATCGGCAACGGCTGGAACTGCGCGCCGGCGTTCATCGCGTCCAGGAATGGCGCATTCTGCTGCGCGCCAGCCGCATTCGTGACGTGCAGGTACTCGCCGTTCGAGCCCCACCACAGCATCGGGACGCTGTCCGAGCGCGGACCACCAGGGCCGCCGACCCAGCCGCCATCGGCGTAGCCGCCGGTCGTCGGCCAGATCTTCTCCGGGCCGCCGTACTTGCTGTCCACGTAGTTGAGCGCGGCAGCGATATTCGGTGCCGCGTCGGTCTGTGAACCCGGAAACCGCGCATCCTGGTATGCCGCGAACGTCGTGTCGATCACCTGCAAGAGACCCTTCGACGGATGGCCGGCCGCGGCGTTCGAGTCGTAGTTGTTGACCGCGTTCGGGTCGCCGCCGCTCTCGTCCTGGATCTGCTCGACGGTGATCCCGGCATCTGCCGGATTGCGGCCGGTGGCGGTCAGGATCGCCTGGACAGTGCCGAGCCACTGCTGCGCGCCCCCACCCGGGACGTAGGTATGCGCCAGCGCGGCGTTCGATGCGGCACTCGCCGATGTGCCCGCGGTGCCGGCGTAGCTGGCCGTGGCCGGGTTGGTGGGCGAGCCCTGCTGCGTCGTGGTCGTGACGATCGTCGGCAGGTTTTGCGGCGCGTACCCAGCCGCACCCAAACCTGCGCCAGCGATACCGGACGCCGCCCCAGACGCCGCGATGCCCTTCTGGAACGCGCTGTTCCACGCGTTGCCCTGGGACAGGATCGACCCGCCCAGGCCCAGCGAGTTCAGCAGGCCACCCGCGAGCGCACCGCCCAGCTCGCCACCGAACTTGTTCCCGAACCGGCCGCCGATCCCGGCGTTCACCGCCGCGCCCTGCCCGCCGGGAATCGATGCGCCGATCGCGGCACCGATCACCGAACCGATGCCGATGCCCAACGCCTGACCGGCACCCTGAGCGCTGAACAGCGTTGCCGCACCGGCGCTCTGGTTCTGCATATCCCGGCCGACCGTGTTCGCTGCCTTGTTGTACGCATAGTCCGCAGCGGTCTTGTCCGCCTGCGTCGATGCCGGGTTCGCATAAACGGCGTTGCGCTGCGAGTTCGCCTGATCGAACGCGGCTTTGTCCTGGGCGAGCTGAATCTGCTCATCGGACTGCGGAGCAGGCGCAGCAGCCTGCGGATTGAGCACTGATTGCGAGCTCACACCCGGCGTCGGCGTCGCCAGGGTGCCGGCCGCCGGGTTGCCGAGGCCGCCATCGGCGGTGTTCACCGTCGCCGAGCTCATGTTGAGGTAGGCGTGCTGCGTGAACAGGCTGGCATTCGAGCCGAGCGCACTGCCGCCGAGCAGCACCTTCCCCGCGCTGCCAGACGACTCGATGTTCTGGCCGTTCGGCAGCGTCCCGGCGGTGTGGCCGCCGCCGGGCATCGATGGATCGTCGATCCATCCGACGCTGAAGACGCCGTTGCCGGAACCGGTTCCGAGCTTCCAGCCCAGCGCTTGCAGCCATGGGCCCTCACTGCTGGTCGCCATCCGGCCGCTGGACGGATCCAGACCGTCCGCCTTCAGCGCGAGCTGCGAGATCAGGCCAGAGCAGTCCAGCGCACCGCCGTACGGCTGCCCGGCGAGCGACTGCGCCAGCGCCAGCACTGCAGCGATGTTGCTCGCACCCGAGGCCGTGGCCGACGTGCTCGATGAGGCCGGGGTGCTGCCGGGCTGACCGCCGGTCGCGTAGCCGGGAAGCATCGCGATCAGCTTCGGGTCGATCCGGCGCTCGTTCAGAGCTTGGAAAAACGAGACGCCGTACGTGTCGACAGCGCCCTCGGACTCGACGAATTCGCCTGTGCTGGCGCGGATCACCATCGAATCCGAGGTGCCATTGCCGGGTCCGCTGAGCAGGCCGCCAGTGGCGTGCGCGCCCGCGAAGAACGGCGCGACGTTCGAGGGCACACCCGGCGCCGGAGTCGGCGTCACCGGCGTCCCGAACCCGGGCGAATACTGCCCCGGCAGCCCAAGGCTGTACGCGTAGTACTGCAGGCCGCCAGGAATGTTCCCGGCCCGGTCTTTGCTGTCGGTGATCAGCTTCTCGAGCTGCTGCACCGCGCCGGTGGCCTGCGTGGTGTCCGCAGTGAACGTGGCCTTGAAGTTCCCCGCCAGCGGCTGATAGTGCTTGAGCAGCTCGTCGGCCTGGCTCTGCGTGTAGCCCATCGCCTCGATGGACTTCGTCGCCGAGTCGCGGATCGCGTCGGACTTCTTCTGCGCGGCAGCCTGCGCCTGGTCGGCGTTCTGGCCGTGCTGGATCGCGTCCTTGTAGACGGCCGCGGTTTCCTGCTCCCACGCTGGGGCGAGCTGCTGGTTCAGCAGCTGATAGAGCGCCTGCCCCTTCGAGGTGGTCGTATCGATCGCGCCCGACGCGTCGATCGTGGCCCCTGCCGCGGTTGAGGCGTTCGTGCCCATCGCGGTGAGCGCCTCGTTGACCTTCAACGTCGCGTCTTCGACGGTGAGACCGCCCTGACGCTGCCGCTCGAGCGCATTCGTCGCGGCGTCGATCGAGTTCGCGGCGTCCCGGTTCTTATCGCTCAGATCCTGGATCGCGGCCGCGACCGGATGCACCGAGGATGCGTCGACGGCCCACTCGTCGCGCAGCTCGGTGAGCTTGTGCGCCGCATCCTCGCCGCCCGAGCCCATGCCCTTCAGCTGGCCGATCAACTGGTCGAACTGCGGCTTGCTGCCGGTGATCTTCGCCGACAGCTGATCGTTACTCAGCCCGATCTTGTCCAGCGCCGCCGAGGCGGCCTGCGACTCCTCGTCGACGGATTTCCGCGTGCTGTAGTTGGCGGCGACGCCCTTCCCCAGGCCGCCGAACCATGAGCTCGAGACGCCCGCCAGGCCCGCCGACCAGTAGTCGGTGACACCGGGCATGTCCTTGGCGTTCGTAGCCAGCGCATCCCGGTAGTTCTTGATCGCGTTCGTGTTGGCGTCGATCACACCGGTATCGAGCGCGCCGCCGGAAGACTGCAACGCCTTCCGCATGGCGCTGGCGTCCTGCGTGGTCTGCAGAACCTGCCCGTGGAAGCGGTCGATCGCAGCCGAACCCTTATCGGCGGACTCGGAGAACGTCAGGAACCCGACCGCGGCCACGCTCAATGCGACTGTCCATGGGTTCCCGAGCAGCCCGATCAGGCCACTCCCCGCAGCCTTCAGCTTGCCCAGACCGCCCGAGCCCTCGGCGGCTCCGCCGGCACTCTTCGCGAGGAAGTCGATCGCCAGCTTCGCGCCGTCGACCGCAGGCTTGACCGTCTTGAAACCCGCGTAGGCGGCGATGGCCAGCTCAACGAGGCGCGGGTGATCGGATAGGAAGTGCGCGATCTCGTGCAGCGGCGCTCCGATGACCGACCCCCACAGGTGGAAGCCTTCGACAACCCCCTGTGCCAGGCCCGGCAGATCTTTCAGCAACGGTGCCAGCTGTTGGCCGTCTTGGCGTAGTTCACGGAAGAATGAACCCAGCTCCGTCTGGCCCTGGCCGCTCTTGAGGAACGCGGCCATGCGGCCGGTGAGGTTGTCGAGAGACTGCACTACCGAACTGCCGTCACCCGCCGCGCGGAACACCGACGCCACGGACGAACCGAGGTGCTCGACGGTCTGGCCGAGCTCGCGCGCCGAGGTGATGCCCTGCTTCATCCAGGCATCGAATTCGCCATCGCTGGTCGTGCGCAGGATCAGGTTGTCGAACTTCGTCGCCATGTCGTCGACGGCCTGCCCCATCGCGGGCAGTTCCCTCGAACCGGCCGCCGCCAGCGTGGTAATGGCCTGAGTGAACGGCGCCGCAGCGCCCGAGGCATTCCGGAACCCGGCGACCGTGTTGGTGAGGAACTCACCGAAGTTCGCCTTGCTGCCGGGCGACGACAACTCGAGGAGTGTCGCGCGAAGGCCCGTGTTCAGTGCTTCGTCGACACCGACAACACCCGCTTTGAACGCCGGCAGCTGCGTGTTGGCCAGCCGCTCGATCGCCGGGCCGAGGCCATTGGTCAGCGCATCCTGCCCGGCGATGCGCACGTCGGTCCATGCCGGGCCGAGAGCGCGGATATCGGCGACGAGTTCGCGCGCATTGGGCGACAGCTTCGCCAGCGCAGAGGCGATCTTGTCCTGTCCGCCGGACTGGGCGGCCTGTTCCTCGGCTTTCTGTACACCGATCAGGGCTTGGCTCAGCTGGTGCGCGGCATCAGCCTCGGCCTGAATCCCGTCGCTGACCTTCTGCTTCGCCGCGACGACCTGATCCGAGCCCTCGATACCCTTGCGGTTGGCCTCGGCGGCGTCCTGCGCGGTGTCGTTGAGCTTGTTCTGCGCCCGCTGCTGCCCGATGACCGCACGCTGATAGTCGTCGAGGGCCTTCTGCCGCTGGTCCGCGTCGGCGGTCGGGTCGTACTGGACTTTCTGCAGGTTCTTCGCGGCCTCGGAGACCGCGACCGACGCATCGGTGACGTTGACCTTCTGCTCCTCGAGCGAAAGGTTCACGTCCCGGATCGACCGCGAGGTGTCCTTGTAGGCGGTGTTGAGATCCTGCTCGTCCTGGGTGAGATTGCGGACCGCGGTCTGCCCGGCGCGCTGCGCGGTACCCACCTGATACTGGGCTTCAGCCACAGCATTGAGGGCGTCGCGCTGTTTGACTGCTGTCTGAGCGGAATCCGCCGACGCCGCGGTGTACGCCTTGAAAACGTCCGAGATACCGTGCGCGCCGATCGCCGCGGAGATGCCGCCGAACGCGAGCGCACCACCTGCGGCGGGCAGCAGCGCCAGCGCGCGAGACGCCTGCGTCGCCGCATCAGCGATAGCGAGCAGATCGGAGACCGCCGCCGCGGCACCGTTGACGCCGACGACCTTCATGTTGAGGGTCGCGGCTTCCTTCAGGTCACCCTTGAGCGACTCCAGGTCTCGCTTGAGTTTGTTGCTCGCCGATTTACTGGTCGCCTCGTCGGCGGTAACCCCGATCTTGACCGGGTTGGCTTCCTGCTCGGCACGCCAGCGGTCCAGGTCCGCGCTGGCCTGCTCGGTGTCCGCGTCCACACGCACGGACATGTCGCGGCCCGCGTCGGCGCGCCACTTCTCCATCTGCGTGTCCGCGTCCGCGGTCTGCGGCTCGACCGTGACCTTCAGGCGAGCATCGACCGCCTCCAGGTCCGCACGGAGTTCCTCGACGAACTTGTCGAAATCCGGATGGATGGAGACCCCGGCATTACCCGCGGTGTAGTCGGCCAATCAGTTCACCTCCCACGGGACGAGAATCGAGCGGATGTGCAGCGACTTGGCCGCGAGCAGCTCGTTTTGCCTTGCTTCCCAAGGCATTTCGGGGCGAGCGGCCGTCGGTGCGCCCTTCGGGTCGGCGCGCATCGTGGCGTAGAGGATGCGCCACAGGATGTCCTGCATGTTCGCGAGCTCGCCGCGGATGGGGTCGAACTCCTCGAGCGGCGGGGGCGGCGCTTTCTTCGGCAGCGCCTTGGTCGCCATGTACTCGATCAGTTCCGGATCCCGCAGCAGTGCGGCGCGATATCGGGAGCCGCCGCCGCGCAGGTCGGCAATGAACTCGAACAGCTCGTGCCAGTCGCGTTCGCCGCGGAAGAATTCGTTCAGATCCAGACCGTGAAATTGCCTGCGCAGGTCGATGCGCAGCTCGGCCCCGTAGCGCCCGACGAGCTCTACGAGGCCGTATAACCCCCCGGCGCTGCGTCGCTCGCGCCCGGACCGTTGTAGTGATCGATGATTTTGAAGGTGAGACCGATCAGCAGCTCACCAGAATCGGGCAGCTCGTCGAACGCGGCCAGCACGCGCACGTAATCCTCTGGCGCCAACAGAATTCGCAGCATCGCGAAAAAGTTCATCTGGCTCGATGCGGTGTGGAACGTATCGCGATCGGCCAGCGTCCTCGGCCAGTGCGCCTCGATGGGCGGATCGAAGCCGGGCACGACGAACGGCTCCGGATTACCGTCACTCAGACGCCACACGGTCTTTTGTGCCCGCTCGCGCAGCGTCTCGAACGCAGCGAGATTCGGCGACTTCGGCGCGGTCGGCTTGCGCGACGATGTCGTGCGCTTGCGCGGGGAGGCAGCAGCCATTCAAAGCTCCAGATGTGTTGTAAGGGATGGGGTTTTCCGGGCGGCGCGCAGTGGGAGGCGTGTGCGCCGCCCGGAAATCTCAGGAGACGGTGACGTTGCAGGTACCGGTCAGCGCCGTGGTCGCGCCGTCCGGGGTGTAGGAGGCGGTGATCACCGAGCTGCCGGTCGCCACCGCGGTGACCAGACCCGAGCTCGACACCGTCGCGTCCGCCGGGGTGCCGGACGAGAACGTCGACCAGGCGGTCACGTCCTTGCCGTTCGAGTCGGTCACCTTCAACTGCTGCGTGCCCGCCACTGCCAGAGTCGCCGTCGACGGGCTCACCGTGATAGCGGTGACCTGCATGAAGCCACCCAGCTTCGCGAGCGGGATGTTGCCGACACCTGCGACGCCGAAGTCGTAGAACGAGCCGACCACACCGTCCGAGCTGACGAACGCACTGTCCTGGTAGCAGGTCAGTGTCTGCGGGAACGCGATCTCGGAGCCATCCGCCAGGGACACCTTGCCGGGCTTGGTGTTCGCGAGCTTCGGCAGGATCCAGTACGGGTAGTACTCGCTGCCGACAATGCCGTCGAACGCGATCACGATCAGCGACCAGTAGTCGGACGTGGACGAGATCATCTTGTGCCCGCGCCACTCGCCCGAGGTCGAGTTGGCCCATGTGTCGGAAAGGTCTGCGCCGGAATACAACTCGTGATTCACCTTGCGCCATTCCTGCGCGGTGTAATCGATCGCCAGTCCTTCGCTGGTCTTGATGGTGCGGCGCGGGGCCAGCGACCCGAGACCTTCGACATCGGAGGTCTTTACGTCCGGCGTCATGTCGACACCGGCCTTCTTCTGCAACTCACCGAGGGTCTGCCAGCCCTGGGGCAGCGGCAGCAGCGCGCCGGTCGTGGGATCGCAGATGTGCTGCGGGATGTACGACGCGCCGATGCTCCACTTGTGCGCGAACGCCAAGCTGTTGAGCGGCGCGAACACCAACGGGTCTTGCTTGTCCTTCATCTGCTGGAACAGCTGGACGCCCGTAGCGGTCATGGGTCTCTCCAATCCGAGAGGGAGGTAATGAATTTCAGAAAGAGGCGGCGATCTCGGTGAGGATCGGGCCGTAATCAGGAACCGACCGCGGCAGACGGCAGTCGATATCGAGGGTCGCGACGACCAGACGCAGATCCGGATTCGCGTCCGCACGCAACTCCGGAGCCAACCCCCGGCTGACCGAGGTGACCTGCATATAGCTACCGTCGGACATCTTCACCGTGCCGCCGGCGCGGGGCAGTGCCAACAGCAGCTGAACGCAGTACTCCAGCAGCTGCCACGACTCGTCGCGGGTGGAGGCCAACGCGCCGATCAGCACCGACTGCGGATCCAGCACCGTCGACATGCCCGGCATGCCGCCAGACCCATACACGGGCACCAGCGGCAGCTGAGTGTCGTACTGGCCCGGCAGATACGAGCACGTCGTCGGCCGCCGCGGCGTGCCGTCGGTGTTCATGATCTGCACGCCGACCGAATCGGCCACCGTGAGCAGGTTCAAGAACGGGGTCAGCCACGCCTGCACCACATCCTCACGGACCGGCCAGCCGCCCTTGTACCAGTCGGGAAACCCGATGCTCATGCCGCACCCGTCGACATCAGGCGCAGCACCGACTGAAGCGTCGGCGTCGGCCTGTTGAAGTGGCGCCCGGTGGATTTCGAGTGATTACCGGCCCCGAAGATGTGCGCGGGTGCGCCCGGATCGGTAACCCACACGTCCGTGATGTACCGGTCGTGCTTCACGCCGCCGAGGTGCACGTCGACGACCGCGGAGGCGGCCATCTCGCCGGTGCGTTTCACCTCGAGCGCCCGATACAGCTGCTGTACGACGAATCCGACGTACGTCATCATCGCCTTGCATTCGGGCCCGACCAGCCACGCAGTGATGAACGGGTTCGGGTCCGCGGGGATGTCGTGGCGCATCACACCACCCCCTGCGTGCGGATCACGAAATACCCGAAGTCGTGCGCGGAGATCGGCTGGACGCTGCCGGATTCGATCGCCGTCACATCCCACCGCGTGCCGTCCGCGCGCACAAGCTGGTCACGCACTTGCACATCCGCGCCCGCCGGCAGCCCGAAACCGCGGTCGATGACAGAGATCTGCCGTCGATCGAAGTTCGGGGTCGCTGAATTCACCCACGTCACAACGTCGCCGATCGTTTCGGTGGCGGGTGCGCCGACTGGGTTGCCGTTGTTGTCGCGGTCGATGCGTTCCCGGGTAACGGTTTCGCCGTTGCGTACCCGGATCACGACCGGCAACCCCACGTGGACATCGTCATGGACTTCGCCCGAGCGCCGCCCTGGATGAGGGTCATGTCGTTCGCCGTGATGTACAAGGACCCGTCGGGGTTGCTATACACGCGGGTCTCGCTCATCCCGGCCATACCGTCCGAGGCCTGACGTACGCCCTCGTTGTCGACGTTGATCAAGGCCCGCTTGACCATCGCGCACACCAGCAGCATCGCGCCGGTGCCGTCGGATTGTCCGGCGTCGATCAGGCCAGTGATCGACGGGAACCACTGGCGCAGCCAGAAACTCGCGTCTCCGAGCAGCGTCGTGGCCGTCGCCTCGCTAGCGGCGTCGGTGGGCATATTGCGCCACCGCGCCCCCAGCTGTTCGACCGTGGCGTACGGCGACAGCAGCGGATTCGTCATGACGAGGGCTCGTTACGCCGAGTCGCCGTCGCCGGAATCCGCCGCCGCCTCATCCGGGTCGGACTTGGCAGTGGTCGCTTCGCGGCGCACTTCCTCGGCGGCGAGAATCTGCGCCTGCGCCTCGACGGTGACCGGCTGCGTGCCGAATCCCTGCATGATGCGCTGCTCCACCTGGGTGGGCGCCCGCACATCGACAATGTTCGGGCTGTTGTCCACGATCTCCTGGAACGACGGAGGCTGATTCAGCTCGTCGAACCTGTCGACGTGCTCCGGGTGCACCATCACCGTCTCACCCATGCGGCCGTGCACAGCACGCCGCTCGGGGTTGACGTAGGTGTGGATCGCGACGTTGATCACGCGCTTCACGCCGGTGGCCGCCTTGGCGGACGGAGCGGGCATAGCGATATCTCCTCGGAATCAGCCGGCCAAGCCGGTCACTTTGACAACCGCGTACGGTTCGGTCACGGCGAACGCGGGGGCGCAGAACGACTGCACCCAAGTCACCTGCTCCTCCGGATCGCGCCAGCTCTCCGTGGACAGCGGGACCTCCATGCGCATCTGACCGACACGGCCGGTCGCCACCGCGTACGCGGTGCCGGCGGCGCAGCGGTTGGTGGAGAACATGGTGATGCCGTAGCTGTCGAGCTGCTCCTGAGCGGCCCCGTTACCGGAGTAGACCTCCCGGAAGTGGGCGGCCTCCTGCGGATTCACGATCCACGTGTCGTAGGAGTAACCGAGCTCGGTCTCGTCGGCCAGCATCTGCGCCTTCGCGAAATCCGCGGACGGCCACTGCTGGTTCGTGGTCTGCGACGAACCACCGGTGACAGTGCTGGCCCAGTTGTTGCCGACCATGGTGGTCGCGCCGCCGGTCTGAGCGACCGCCGATGCGAGGGCGGTCATCGCCCGCGTGTTGATCTTGCGGGTGATCGCGTTCATCACCTTCACACCCTGGGACTGAATCACCCACGGATCGTTGCGGCGCTTCTCCTCATCGGTGACGCCGAACTTGCCACCGAACTTCTCGGGCACCGCCACCAAGGGGGTGGGACGGCTCGAGGTGAGGTTCGGGAACTCGGAACCGGGGGCGACCGTCGCGACGTCACGCGTCGGGTACAGGTCGTTGTAGGTGATCTGGTTGTAGATCACCGAGCCGCCGGACACGCCGCCGCCGTTGGTGAAAATGCGGTCGGCGAAGAAGTTCTGCAGACTCAGATCCGCCAGGTAGGCGGTGATCCGGGTCGGCTCGTTCAGCAGGACATCCAGGGTGATCTGGCTGCCGGAGACGCTGGCCGGCCCGAGCGGGTAATAGGACGGATTCGGTGCGGTCATTTACCTGCTCCTTTCAGTACAGCTCGGCGAAAACGTCCTGACCGGACGCGGTCGTGGTGGTCCACGCCTTGCCGATCACAACGTTGGTCGAGGTTTGCGGCAGTACCGCGCCGGTGGCGTCGACCATCAGGTCCGCGCCGGCGGTGATCGCGGCAGAGCAGGTGATCGGGATGATCCGGGACGTGCCGCGGCGAACCACGTTCACCACAGCGCCGGACGCGGCGTCCTGAGCGGCGACGCCCGCGATCTTCCCGCCAGCAGTCGGCAGCCCGGCTTGAAATACGTTGTAGGTCGCGTCCTGAACGCCGCTCAGCGCGACGCACTTCTTGCCGGTGAGGGCGACGCTGGCGAGCATGGGCACGTTGTCACCGTCGTCATACAGCGGAATGCACTCGTTGGCCATGGCCCCTCCTTTCGAGGATTACCCCTGCTTGGGGCGGTTTCGGTTCGGAATCCACTCCGGCGGGTACGCGGTCGGCGGCGAATCATCCTGTGTCGCAGGCGATGCGCCTGGACGAAGATTCGCGGTCGGCCGGTTCGACGGGGGTGGGGTGACAGGCGGAGTCGCTACGGCGCTGAGCATCTCGGCGATCCCCTTCGCTGCGTCTTCGCGCTCCTCCGGGGAGCTGCCGACGATGTAGCGGTGGTGGGATTCCGGGATGGTGTACCGGTTGGCGAGCACCAGGCGCTCGTTGAGCTCGCGCTGAGCGGCGAGATCGCTGGTGAGGGTCTGGTTCGCCTCGGTGTAGCGCTGGATCTCCGTCATTTCCGCTTGGCGGCGTGCTTCGGCCTCCTGGGCCAGCGGCTCAAGTTCATGCACTCGAGTCCGCAGGTTCTGCGCCTCGCGGTTGACCTTCTGCAGCTTCGCCCGAACCCAGTCCGGCAACTCGTTCTCGTTCCCTTCCGGTGCCTCCGGGGCGTTGGACGGTTCCGCGTTCGGGTCGGGAATGTTCGGGTCGGGGGTCTGTTCCTGCGGTGCGGTCATGTGTAACGGCCTCCTGGGCCTTTCGATGGGTGTTGAAATGCCGCGCCTCCGGGGCGCGAACGTCTAGTGGTGATGCGCGAGCGACCGGCGCAGATCCGCGCTGGTCAGGATCGGGAACATCTGCCGGGCGTACTCGGCGTGCAGCGCCCGGACTCCGGCGTGGTGCTGGCGGTGCTGCGCGACAACCGCGCGGTTGAACGCGCGCACCGCGTCTTTGCCGCGTTTGCCCTTCGTCGCGGAGGTCCACAGCGCGTTCCACCGCTGGTAGGAGTCTTCGCCCTCCCATTCGTGGCCTCGGAAGACGAGGACCGCGCGGCAGTGGCATTGATCGTGCGCCCGGAAGATCGCCGATTGTTCGGACCGGTAGACGGGTCCGCGGCTGGCGAGCATCGCGCACCAGGGACACGGTGTCGCGCCGGAAGTCACTCGCGCCCAACCGATCGCCGACCCGGCAACATCCGCAGTCCGCAGGATCGCGTCCCGGCCGGCCTGCCGCGCATGCCGCGCAACCGCTTCGCCCGTGCTCTCCGCGATCCGGACAACCACGCGAGGCGAACTCGGGCCCTCGTCGAGATTCGGGATCGACACGTTCGTCCGGCGTTCGACGACCGTCACCTTCGGCGCGTTCACCGTCGCCCGGCGCGGCACCGGCGTGGTGATCGTCACGCTTGCGCGGCGTCCGGGCTTGGCCTCGTCGATCATCTTCTGCACCGGTTCGGTGGTGCGCTCGAGGATCTTCACCAGAGCGTCCGGCTGATATGGGGCGATCGGCGCTGGATCCGGGATCGACTCACCGGCCACAGCTGCCGAATGCTCCATGTTCCGGACAGCCAGCACATAAGACTGGCCGCGAGCGACCTGCACCGGCGCATACAGCCGTTCCGCGAACTGAGTCCGGTCGCGGCGGGTGAGCGGGATGCCGAACTTGCGCATCATCCGCGACACCAGCCGCATCATGTTCGACGAGATCACCGACTCGGCGTATTCGAGCTGCGAAGCGCTGACCGTCCCCGCGCGTGCCGCCGCATAGTCGACGCCGACGATCTCGGGAGTGGTCATTGCCCCGGCTGGCCGGACGGATCGACAGCTTCCTCGGCCTGGATACCGCGGGCGACCGCGGGCGCACCCTGCGCGGCCTGCAAGTACAGGGCCTCGAGCGGATCGGCGTTGGTGCGGATCTCCTTGGCGCGGGCCACCTTCGAGTGATCCCAGCCCGGGATGTCCTCCCACAGCAGCTCATCGGGCACGCCGAGCATCTGGCCCATCTTGCCCAGGGCATCCACCGTGGCGGCCAGAGCGCGCGCGGTGGCGTCCTTCCACCGCACTCGCGCCTCGAAGTCGGACGCGCCGGCCTCATCTCCGTCGAGGTGGCAGCACAACCGCAACGCCTGCTCGTGGCTTTCGCCGAGACTCGTCGTGATCTCGTCGACCTTGCGAGTCTTGCCTTCCTCGAGGGCGGTCAGCGCCTCGGCGGAAATATTCGCGATCTGGGAGACGCCGAGCTGAGTCGCGGGAACCTGCGCGATGCTGGACAGGTCCTGCACCGCGTCATCCTTGCCCGCGACATAGAACTTCGGGTCGGTCTCGTCGAACTGACCAACCTCGACGTTCGGATCCTTGAACAGCCACAAATCGGATGCGGTGGCGCGCAGCGCTTCCTGCTCGCTCTCGGGCCACCAGCCCATTGCGTATCGCTGCCGGAATGCCGAAAAGAACTGGGTGACCAGCATTCCGAAGTTGGTTTCGTTGATGCGGTTCTGGATCGACAGCAGCGGCTCGATGATGCCGTACTGCTCCTCGCCCTCAAGCAGCATCGAGTCGCGGTATCGAACCACCGGGCACACCCCGGCGCCGTGCGCGCGGGACTCGATGAACGTGATGTCGGAGACGTTCTGCCAGTTCGGGAATCCGAAGCTCGAGGTCGGCATGTTCTCCATGCCGAGGATGTATTCGGCAACCTCGTCGTACAGGTAGATCAGACGCCGGTCGGTCTGCAGCGCGAACATCGGCCACTGGTCGTTGACCGGATCCTGATAGACCGCGGTCATGTGCAGCGGGCTGACGCCCTTCATCACCGGCCCGTTGTTGCCGGGCAGGCACACAAGATACGACGCACCGTATTTCAGCGTCGACCGGTGCAGGCCGGTCTGGCGCGCGTTCATCTGGTTGCGGGTCCAGTACTGCCACGCCGCCGAGGTCTTCTTCGTGTCGGACGCGATATAGTCTGTAACGGTCATGACCTGCGAGAACGCGTCAACTATCAGCGGCAAGAAGTTCGCTTGCGCCTTCTCGGCCAGCCGCTTCATCTTCTCCGGCGCATCGTCCGGAATCTCGATACCCAGTTCGTCGTGCCGCTTGTTCGGTTTCAACGCCGCAGAGATCCGCGCCAGCCGCGGCTCCTCATACGCTTTCGCGCCCATCAGCAGATTCAATGCGACCTGCTGCGCGGTCTCGGGCGGCATCGCCTTCGGCTCGACCGGGCCGCGCTCGCGTGGCATCGCGCCGAACGACAACAGCTCCTTGGCGCGGTCGATCGCTGCCTGAGCACTCAGTGCCATCTCACCTCCTGCGCTTGCCGATGAACATGGCCTGATTGCTCTGCTCTTTGATGCCGGACGCCAGGTATGTGCGGCGCATCAGCCGGGCCCCGACCATGCACACCGTGAGATCGACCTTTCGTGCCGATTCGCGGTGCTCTTTGCCGAGCGAGACGCCGTGCTTGTTCGGCCGGCGCCGCGCGTTGCGGGTGTGCTGGATCAGCTTTCGGTTGCCGTCGTGGGTCAACGTCTTCTCGCGGATATCGGTGATCGCGCGCTCCGACTCGCCGACGAACGCCTGCTGATGCCGCACCGCACGCATATCCCAGATGACCTTGTGGGCACTGTCGCCGGACTTCACCGCCGGGAGCAGCAGCCGATCGCCCCAGCGGCGCGCCCAGTCGTCGAGTAGGTCTTCCCAGAACCGTTCGCCGGTCTCGTCGTCGCGGGCGTCGGACGGATCACCCCACAGGCCAACAACGTTCATCTCAGCCATGGCCTTCGTGACCTTGTGGTCGACAGCGTCACGGTTGACCGTCCATACCTGCACCTGCGCTGGCCGTTCCCAGACGCCGATGACGAAGATGTAGCCGTCGGAGATCCGGCACCCGACCACCCCGGTCGAGTCGTCGGACTTCGAGCCGTCGAAGAACAGCACCACCGGCTCGCGCGGCCCGATCTCGGGCTTCGGTTTCGCCGTGCACATCTCGAACCACTTCGGATCCACCCATGCATCCGCGGTCGCGGTGACCTGGTTGTACCACTTGCGGCGAGACTCGTTCACGCTGTTGTTCGGGTTGATGATCGACTTCACGATGCGGCCTGTCGGCCGGGCATCGAGCCAAACGCTGTCGCCCCGAATCGCTTTCAGCACCTCGGGGGCCGCCTCGATGGTCAACGGCGCATCCGGTGGTGCCTCGAGGGAGTCGTACAGCAACCCGAAATCCATTGCCCGCGCGTCCTCGCCGAGCGTGGCCTCGTACGCTTCGCGGGTTCGCTCCCCAACCGAGTCCTCACCAGGCCGGTAGGCGTTGCAGATGTCCAGGATTCGGGCAGGTGACTCGACGGCAGCCTTCGCCGCGTTACCCTCCAGGGCGCCGGTCATCTCATGGCCGCCGTTGGACTTGTTCCAGTTCTGGATCTCCGCGCGGATCACCAGCTTCGGCCGGCCACCCTCGATCGCCAGCGGGCTACTGGTCACCGCCTCGATCTGCCTGGTGTCCCCCAAGCCCCAGACGTTCAGCTTCCCGATCTGGATCCCGTAGTGCGCCCGCGTCTCCGCAGGCACCAGCGACGGGAACAGCTTCATCGTGTTCTTCGTCTGCTCCTGGTTCACCGCGACGATCTGCACCCACGCGTCCGGCTCCTCACGCCCGATCGGACGGTCGCCGTCCCAGTGATCGAACACGACCTCGGCGAAACACGCCGCCATCGACAGACACGCCGCGACCGGATCCTTACCCCAGCCCTTCAGTCGCTGCAGAACAGCCGAGTGGTAGAGGAAATCGCCGTGCTCGTCGATCGCGAAATACCAGAGCACGAACCGGGTTTGCTCCGGCGTGAACTGCCAGGGCTCGCCCTTCTTGTCCCGCAGCCACTTCCCGCACCAGGCCAGCACCCGCCAGCCGAGCGTGTGCTCTGGCAGATGCCAGCCGGTCGCGGGATCCCACTGCCATGTGGGGCCGATCTTGACCGGTTCCCACTCGAGATCGAGGGGCGGCACCGTGGTAGCGAGCTGTTCCTCGTACCAGGCGATGATCTCCGCGAAATCGTCTTCCGGAGTCGAGATCAGTGCCGCAGAGCGGCTACGCGCCACGCCTTGACCAGCGAGCGTTCGCCGCGGCGCGGGCACTCGCCGAGCGAGCCTCCGGGTTCGCTCCCTCGTCCGGCAGCTTCAGCTGACGGAACAAGGACGCCAACGTCGAACGATGCTGGCGCAGCTCTGAAATCAGGGGGTTGATCACCGGTTGGCCCGTCGAACCCTGCACAACCAGTTGCGCGCCGCGTGATTCGGCCTCCAGCGTGTCGATCAGATCCGACTCTCGGCACGCATCCTCGAGCACACGCAGCTCATCGGCGCGCAGATCGTAATCGGTGGTGATCTTCGTCCACAGCTTCCGGCCGGCGGCCGACAGATTGCGTGGGGCAGTCACTTTCGCCATGGCGGTCGACCTCCAGGGTCTGTTTCAGCGCCTCCAGGGCGCGGGGGGAGCGGATCGGCCGCGGCGAGCTGCGGCAAAACCCGGAAACGGCGCACGCATGATCCGGAGTGCTATGCGTCCCGGTAGGGCTGCGGACCGATCGGGGGTCACCCCCCAGGGCCTCGCGGCCGGTGTCGGCGCCGCAGCCCGGGATGGTCTTCGACGGGCAGCCGGAGCCGTGCGCGTTGGGCGGCGCGGGCGGCGTTGCCTTCGGCTGAGGACTTCGCCGCGTGGTGTTCTCGGCACAGGCTTCGGAGTGCCTCGATCCGATGGTCGTCGGTCTTGGCGTCGCGGTGGTCGACCTCGACCGCGACCGCGGTGCAGCGTTGGCCGCGGGTGGTCCATGTGCAGCGTTGGCCGTCCATCTCGAGCCGTTGGGCGCGGATGGACGGCCAGTTGGCGGGGAGCCGCGCGCGTCGGTCGCTGCCTTCCCACGCCATCACTTGCCGCCGCGGTCTACCTTGCGCGCCCGCTCCAGCTTGGCCTTGATCTCGGGATCCTTGCCGAACTTGCTGCGCGCAACCTTGTTGAGCACCTGCGAGGCGCTCATGTCTTTGCCGTTGTGCCGCAGGTTGATCGCGGACTTCGCCGCGGCTTTGTCGGGCAGCGGGTACGACTTGTCCTTACCGCTGCCGGTCTTGGCGCGTGCGGTGGCGCTGACGCCGCCGGATGCGGTGCGGTTGGAGCTGGTGCCGCTACCGCTACCGACGCCTTTGCGCGGCTTGCTCATTGCCATGGCGATCTCCTTCGATGCGATGGGCTTCGAGCGGGTTACGATTACGGCGACCCGTTTGGTCGGTGCGGGCAGCCAGCCGACTGGGATGGCGACCTGTTCTGTGCTAGCCGGAGCGAACAGCCACTCGACTTCACACGATCGGGTTGAGGCCGTTCCAGCTGTCCCGCACCGACTCGGCGAGCTTGACCGCGTCGGCTGGATCGGAGCAGGTGACGTGCACGCCCTTCGTTGCCGGGTAGGGACGCTCGATCCAGCCGATCCGGAACGGTCCGGGTTCGGCGCTCTGGATCAGCACCTCGCTGTCGATCAGCTTCTTCGGGATGCGCTCGCACATGCCGAACGACTGCCCGTATTCAGAACTGGGCGTGGACAACCGTGCGGCGAGCACGATGCACAAATCGTCCTCGTGCACTTTGTAGCCGACCTGGGTGACGCGGTATGCCTCGTCGCGAGCGAACCCGGCGAGTTCGTCGGCGGTCATCCATGCGCCCTGGTTGTTGTGCGCGTCCACCCAGGTGACGCGCACAAGGTCGTAACCAGTGGTCACAGGCCGAGCAGTCCGGCGACGAACTTCTCGAGCGCGAAGTCATCGGACTTCAGCGCCTGCCAGGCCAATTCGAGCAGGTTCATGATCAGGCACCAGCGTTCGGGTCGGGCGTCGGCGCCGGGGTGGGCGCGACGGTGGGGTCGGTCTCGGTGGGCAGGTTGCCGACAGCGGTCTGGGCCTGCGCGAGCGCGTTCTGCGCGGCGGTGAGGTCGACGGTGCCGCCGTTGGCGGCCTGCTGCTGCGCCGCGGTCAGGGCGTTCTCGACGTTGGTCAGGACGGTCTGAGCGTTGGACGCCCAGGCTTCCCACTTGGATTCGACGTCGGCGATGGCCTGGGCGAGCTGGTCGGCGTCTTGCTGGCTGGACACGATGAATTCTCCGATCTTGTTGTGCAGGAGGTTGACTCGGCTGCTCTGGTTTGCGAGCGCGACGAGGATCTCGTCGCACTTCGCGATTACGGCACCGATGCCGAAGATCATGGTCAGAGGACGATGCCGAGCAGGCCGCTGACCAGCGTCCCGATGACGCTCGCGAGGGCGGGCAGCGATGCACCGGCGGCAGCGGACAAGGTGACGAGCATGGGTGACCTCCGAGGTCGGGGATGGGGGGTTCGAGGCATGAAAAAACCGCTGCTGTCCGATTTCGGGGTCGGGTAGTCAGCAGCGGTTTGTTGTGCCAAGAGTACATCAGATCGCGCGGTTGGTAGGCAACGTGACTGGCCCGCGTGTCTGATGTCCGATATGAGTGAAGCCCCGGCGGTTCGTTCCGGGGCTTCGGGTTCACTGCATACGGTGACGTGTCGAGACTATTCGGTTTCGCTGTCGAGCGTCGCGAATTCGTAGATCGCTCCGCACACGCCGAGGAGTGCGACGAGGCCGAGGAAGATGCCGCCGTTCCAGAACGCGGCCACGGCAAGCGCTCCGCATGCGACGGCTGAGGCGATGCTCAGGGTTTGCGACCACCGGAGGCTTGGTGGTTGGCGTTTCTGGAACTTCACAGCTACCGACGGTATCGCCGATCGCGGTGCGACACGCCCTATTCGGGCAACACTTCCAGCCCTCGCCGTTCGCGGCCGTCGCGGTCGATCCATTCCCCGTTCCTGTGGCGCGGGTCGGTGCTCAGGTGCCTGGCGTATGCGTCCAGTGCCGCCGTGCCGATCTCGGCGTGTACCGCCCAGTCGCAACCGTCTGTCTCGCAAGCTATGCGGCTCATGCTTCCCATTCTTCCTGGTAGTCGGGATGATCGGACCAGATGACCGCGATAGCGCGCACGGTCGGACACGGCCACGGCACTCGGTTTGTGTACGGGCCGTCGGCGATTTCGTGGCAGGTGTAGCACGAGCGGGCATCGGGGAAATGCTCCTCCTCGAACACCTTCCGCATCGCCGCGCACTGCCGGAGCACGCGCGCCGGATCGTGCCGAGCGATGTGCCACAAGCCGCCCTGCTGGCGCGCCTCTACCTGGGCGAGGATGAACGCAGGCAGCGGGCCCACGGAGCGTGTCGGATACTCCTCGACCGTGCGCAGCGAAATCGGGTGGGTATCCAGCCCTTCCACCTCAACCCCAGGCTGCAACGGATCTCTCTCGCCGTCTTCCCAGCACCAATGCATACCAGGACGTTCCGGGTCGATCGCGGATCGCGCAATCTGCTCGTCCTCGGCGAGCCGAGCCTCGATGAATTCCTCGATGGTCACTCTTTCGGTCCTCCCAACAGCTCGCGGCTGAACAACGGCTTGTCGCGGATTTCGACCCGTTTGGCGACGAATACGCAGTCGATGCCGGGCATGTGCCGCACGGGGATTCCCCATGCGACCACGCGGCCGACGAGCAGATTCTCGGGCACGATCAGCTCCCAGTCTTCCAGCGCGGTCGACATGCGGAGGTCTTCGATGAGTACGAGCGCGTTCGCCATCGCCTCGAGGTCGCTGGGTTGTCCTGGTGTGCTCACGCTGCTGATCCTCCCTGATTCGCGTGTTCTCCGGCGGCGAGTTTCCGTGCGTCGCCGAGCCGGTACACCTGCACGTCATTCTCGCCGATCCGGTGGTCGGTGATCCTGGTCCCGTATTCGTCGCGGTGTTCCCATCCGCGTGGTTCGATCCGGCGTTCGCGCGCCCACCGGTACAGGGTGCTGCGTGCAATGGGCTGCCCGAATCCGTCCATGACGCGCAGCAGGTCGGCGACCTTGAACAGCCGATCGTCGGCGTGCTCCAGCGCTTCGGCTTTCAGTTCGCTGACGTCGTACCGCCATTTGCAGCGGCGGCAGTGCACGTACGCCTGCCCGATCTCGGCGCGCAGTTCTTGCCCACACGGCTCGAACGTTTTGGCGTCCTTGGTGGTGCACAGTCCGAGGTATTGCCGTTCGGCCGGCCAGATGATGGCGGCGAGTGACCCGATCGCGCCGGACACGTCGCGGGCGAGTTCGTCGGCCGCGTCGTGCATGGCAATCTCGCGCCGGTGGTGGGCGAGCCACACGGCGGCTTGTTCGACCGCTGAGACGGGGTGTCCCAATGCGGCGGCGTCCGGCCGTGGTACGGGCCAGTCGGGCAGCCTGCGCCGGTCCTGGGTCATCTGCACGAGGTAGGCGACATTCACGGCGGGGATGACGCCGAGTTCTTCGCTGATCACCCGGGCCCACCCGATGACGGCGGTTTCGAGCCGCAGCACGGCGCTGTCGCCGATCATGCGACGTCCGCGCCCGGTGGCGCGGATGGGTAGCGGCGGCTCCGAGGGTCGTCCGCCGATGCTGGGTGTGCCGCTGCGGCCGAGTCCGGCGCGGGTGACGGTCAGTTCGCCGATCAGCGCGGGAACCATGAGCAGCTGCTCGGCGAGGCCGTCGACACAGTTGCGGCAGATGACGGCGTTGTGGCCGAGGGGCCGTGCGCATTCGGCGCATTCGATGGCGGTCATCCCCGCCCCTCCTCGTTCAGCACGACGTTCAGTTCGTCCTCGCTCAGCCCGAGGTCGTCGTAGTCGACGGTGTTGCCGTCGCGGATGTTTCGCGCGAGTCGGCGGCCGAGTGTTCGTGCGCCCCGCTGTTCGAGCCGGGCCCCCATTTGGCGGCGTCGTGCTCCGGCGTCGTCGCTGTACAAGCGTTCCAACTCGTCGGCCAGATCGTTGAGCAGTTGCCGCAGTTCTTGTTTGCCGCCGGGGCTCAGGACGGCATGGTCGGTGTAGATGCGCGCGAATTCACGGGCGCGGTCGGGCAGGTCGCTCACGTCATTCCCCATTCGTGCTGGCACTGAGTGCAGGTGCGGATTACTTCGATGTCGACCAGTTCGCTGGACCGCGCAGCCGGTTGCGGTCGCGCCCCGGGGACGCGCAGTGAGTGACAAGCGAAATGGCCACATTTCGGACAGTCGGTGAACGCCTCAAACCGGCGCGGTAGCTGCCGTTCGGGATGCGGGTTTACAGCGTTAAGCGCCTGCTGCGTGCCTGCGGCCTGCGCGGTGAGTTCGTCGGCCCACGGCCGCAGGTCGACCATTCCGCCGGTTGAACCAGTGATCATGTTGCAGATCCAGGCGAGCACGAGATCGCCGAAGGCTCGCAGCATGAGTTCACGACCGCCCTGCCGGCGCCCGGAATTGCGTGCACCGGCAGTGCGTTCCGGTGTGCGGGATCGGGGTTTCGCACAGGTCGAAGATCGGCGAGTGTGCGTAATACGGGTGCCCGCACCGGCATTCGGCGTGCTCGTCGGGCTCCGGGCCGACGTGGCCGCCGCGCCAGGCAACGAACAGCCCGAGGCTGCCCAGGGCGACGGCCGCGAGCGCGGCGATGAGACCAATCTCGAACACGGTCAGTCCAACCCCGCGCGCACGAATGCGCGGCTGAGGAGCCGGTCGGCGTCCATCGAGGTGGAACGCATCGGCGTGGTGACCTCGCCGTCGTACTCCTGGCGCACGACGACGCAGTGCGCGACGACGTACGCGTGCTCGCCTGCGTGGCGTGTTTCGATGGAGTCGACGCGCAGGGTGCGGATGTTGGATTTGCGGCTGTCGCGGAAGTGGTCGCCGACGCGGACCGTTTCGCCGGTCTCGGTGCGGAATTCGTTCATGGTCAGTGCTCCTCGGGTCGGCGGCCGGTCAGGATGGCGACGAGATCGGCGAGCGTGCAGGTCACCCATTGCGCGCCGGGGTCGCCGACGCCGTGCCGTTTGTGGATGACGACCCCGGCGAGGGCGTCGTCATTGCCGCGCTCGGCCTCGGCCTCGGCCGCCCATTCGGCGAGCGCAGTGCGGGTGACGTTCTTGGCCTCGACGACGATCCGGCCGCCGCCGGGCGCACGCAGTCCGGACAGGTCGCCACGGTCTTTAGCACCGGTTTTCGCGCGGCGTTCGATGCGGTCGTCGACGTGCTCGGCGAGGTAGGCGGCGATCGAACTTTCGTGGCGGGTGCCGGCGGTCTTGGCGCTGGCGCGGGAACGGGTCATCGGTGTCCCTCCCGAAGCCACGCGAGGAACTCCGCGGGCAGCTCGTTGCTGGGCCCGCACCAGCACGCGACAGCGGGCGGTGTGCGCCGGTGGCGTGCGCTGCGCGGCCGGTGGATCGGCTGCCGGTGCTGGTCGTAGGCGACGAACGTCCACAGGCGTTCGCGCCCGGGGTTGCGGTTTCGCATGCGCGGGAAGTAGGCGAGGGTCCGCGGTTTCTGGCCTCGGCTCATCAGTGCGCCCCCTGTCCGGTCCACGGCAGGTGCAGCCCATCGCCCTCGCGTCGGGGCACATAGTGCGCGTGAACGTGGGGAACCGTTTGCGTGGCAGCGGATCCGCTCGAGGTGATGAGGTTGTAGTCCTCGCCGCGTCCGGCGGCGTAGTGCGCGGCGCAGAACATCACGTTCCGGACGGCTTTCGCGCTCGGGTGTTCGGCGTGCCAGACGGGCACGAACAGCATGTGGCCGGGCGTGACCGGGTTGAGTGGTTCGAACCAGGCGACGCCGCTGACGCGGCCGACGTACTGGCCGAGGGTGATGCGCTGGCAGAACGGGCAGTCCGGGTTGGTCACGGGGTCACCTCGGCGTTTCGTCGTTGCTGGGCTTGCCAGGCGTAGACGTTGTGAATCGAGCGGTCGCGCTCGGCGATTTCATCGGCGGTCATCCGCTGGCCGTCCGGGTCGTGCTGGAGCATCGGCCCGAATGCCTCGATGCAGCCGTCGCACACATCGCCGACCAGCGCCACGGGCGTACGGCAGCCGGGGAGCACACATGAGGTGAGCAAGGTGTCGGTCACTTCGCATCACCGTTCCGAGCGGCGTTGCGCTGTCGCTCCATGACCAGCTCGTTGAGCAGTCGCCCGGCCCATGATCGGGCGCTGCTCATCGGCATGCGGGTGATGCGTTCGGCCCACCGTTGCAGGTCTTCGTCGGTGGGCCGATCGTCGGCGAGCTTTTCGCGGGCCGCGCGGATCACGATCTCGATGGCGGCGCGGCCTGCGGCCTCGAGCGGCTGGTCGCTATGTACGAGCGCGGGATGGCCGTCGACGGTGACCACCTCGGCGTGCTGCTCATACGGATCACTGGGCGACGCAGCAAGATCAGAGCCGTCGTTGCGACCGGCCAGCGTGGCCGTGGACGGGCCAGCGGCTCGCAGCGCGGCTACATGCTCGCGGACGGCGTCGAAAGCATCCAGCAGCGCGAGCACGGAAGCGGGGGAGCCGTAGTCGCCGGCGAATCGTGTCCATGCGGGGCCGAAGTTGACGCCGCGCAGAATTTCCTCGTGCGCGGCCTGCGCGACGCTGCGCCATTCGGCGATCTGCTGCTCGACCTGGCTGGCGACAACCGTGATCTCAGACATCGCCACGCCCCAGTTCGCTGTTGGGGCACAGTTCGCGCCACACGCGGTTGCCGAAGCGGTTGCGTGCGCTGAAACGCGGTCGGGGCAGGCTGTTCTCGGCGCAGTAGGCGGTCAAGGCGTCCGCGGCGGCGTTCCAGACGCGGGCGTACTCCTCGCGTTCGGTGGGGAACTTCCGGAACGCGACGTTGAGGAACTCTTCGGTGGTCAGCTGTCGCGGCATCTCACGCCCCCCAGTGCTGGACGGACAGCACGCGCAGCGGGATCTCGACGGCGTGCGGCACGACGCCGGGCGTCTCGTGCAGCAGGTGCAGGTAGGCGAGGATGGCGAGCAGGTCACGCATTGCGGTGGTTCTCCTTGCGAGTTCGGTTGGGGCTCAGACGGACTGGACGATGGATTTGCCGGTGAGGCGTGCGACGCAGGGCATCTTCTGCGCCGTGCCGCGTGCGGTGATGCAGGCGTCGTTCGGTGCGGCGTGGCAGCGCGGGCATTCGCGGTCGATCGCGCCGTTCACGTCGTACGCAGCCCAGACGGGATCACCGGCGACGCGGAACGGTGCACCGGGCAGCGCTGCGGCGGTGACGACTTCGGCGTGCACCTGCGCGGCCTTCTCGCTCTCGGCGCGCTGGCGCCGGACTTCGCGGGCGTGGTGCAGCAGGTCGCCGATGCCGATGGTGCGGCCGTCCGTGCAGCCCTCGTAGTAGCGGTTCACGGCCTCGAGCAGGTCGGGGGTCTCCAGCTTCCAGCGTTCGATGGATTCGGCCCAGGCGGCGAGGCGGGCGGTGTCGGGATCGCCGAGCTTGTCGTCGTAGATGCGTGCTCGGGACCAGGCCGCGGCCGCGGCGCGCATCGCGCTGTCGCTGGCGGCGATGTCATTCACGGGTGACTCCTTGGGCGATCATCTGCTCGGCCAGCTCCATCGCGCTGACGGCGCGCGTGGTGGGCTTCCCGTGCCCGTTCTGGGCGGTCTTCGGCGCGGCTTTGTTGACGAAGCTGGGGATCTGGGATGTGGCTGTGATGGGCGAGTTGTGCCAGGCGACGAGGCCGCGGGCGATCTGCTCGACACCGACTCCGCTGGCGAGGCAGTCGTCGACGCGCTGCGCGATATCGGTGAGCACGTTGCCCGGGACGCGGGCGCCGATGGACTGCTCGTACTGGCGGGCGATGGAGTGCGCTTCGGGACTGTGCGAGGTGGCGTTGAGGCGTTCGGCGACTTCGCGTCCTCCGCGTGGCGGCCGCAGTGGCACGAGGGTGCCGCCGGCGGTTGCCGTCTGCCCCTCGTCGCCGCGCGAGTGCGCGCGGTCGTTAGCTACGTCGAGAACGGGACCACTAGTAGGCGCGTCAGCGCCTATATATGGGTCGGGTCGGGTCGGGTAGAGCGGACGGTCGTCGGACACGTCCGGACGCGTCTGCGCGCCGTCCGGCTGGACGTCCGGCCGGACGTTTTCGCGTTTCTGCTGTTCGCGGGCCTTCTTGGCCCTCGCTTCGCGCTTGCGTTCGGCGTCGTCTCGGCGTCGCGTCGTCACGTCGGCGCGCGACGGCTGATACTCTGACCAATCGTTGAAAAAGTATCGGCGCGCGTTCGGCGACGCGTCGTCGCACGACCAGAGCCCTACTTCGACCAGCTTTGCCGCCTGTTTGCGGGTGCCTCCGATGGCTCGGATTTGCCGGTCGGTGATCACTCCGTCGGTGAGGTGACGCGCGCAGTACGCGCCCGCAAGGGTCCACAATCCGATCGCGGCGACGCCAGCGTCGAGCACCTTCGGATGGTCATAGAACGAGTCGTCCACGCGGAACCATGTCATTCGGGCGGTTCACCTCCTTTCGATATCGGCGCGGTAGTACGAATGCGATGTGATGCCCGGCGCCCACGGTGGGGCTGCCGGGCATCGCGATCTACGGGGCGTGAGATGGGTTCACTGATGCCTCCCGCACTGCGTCCCCGCGTGCCGCTCCTCGAGCGCCCCTGCGATCTCGCGCAGCACCTTCGCCGCGTGCGCCCAGCAGGGCGCGCCGGGCGTCACCTCCACTTCGGCGCGTACGGCGGCCGGATTGTCGGGGTCGAGCGCGACGACGACGGAGACGTGCCCGTAGGTGCTCAGGTCCGCCGCGGCGGCGCGCATACGACGCGCCTCCGGGGCGGTTGCGGCGACGCGAATGTCCATGCGGTCCATCACGATTCACCCGCCGGGAACATCGGGTAGTGCGCCGCCTCGAGCGCAGCCTTGTCGGCCGCCTCCTGTGCCTCGCGTTCGGCGCGTCGCGCTTCGGCTGGCGTGGTCTTCTCGGTGCAGTGCGGCCGGTGTTCGACGTGCCACTGGGCGGGGGTCTTGTCGTCGAGCATGAGCAGGATCAGCGGGCAGTTGTTCTCCGGCTCACCGTCGTCGTTCACGCACCGGCGTTCGGGGATCTCGCGGCCGAGGCACACGTTCCACTGCCAGGTCTCCCAGGTGGTGGAGTTCGAGAACGGACGCCCGGCCTGGGCGCCCTTCTCGTACTCCTCGTACGTCTTCACGACGCACCCGTTCCCGCCGCGGCGCTGACGATCTCGGGCAGGCGCGCGGTCCATCCGTCGGCCCATTCTCGCGACCGCACGAGGCTTTCGTCGGTGAGCCGGGTCGGCATCATCAGCCCGAGGAACGACTCGCCGCAGCGGATGAGGATGGACACCGACCGGTGCGTCGCCAGCGTCCGCGTCTCCAGGCTCAGCGGCTCCTTGTAGGTGCTGGCGGCGACCTTGAACCGGCCGAGGTGATCGCCGCTTACGGTCATGTTCTCGATGTCGTCGAGCAGCACCATTTCGCCGGAGTGGGCGCGCTGGATCAGGTCCGGGACAGAGTCCAGGGCGCTTTCGGTGACGAGCCTGGGCATCCGGAACCGGCGGCCGTCGATCATGCCGGAGCAGTCGGTGATGGTGACATGCTCGGCGTCGACGTCCAGGCGCAGCAGGTATTGCGGGCTGTCGTCGCCGGACTCCTTGCCGGACTTGAAGATCGCGAGGATCTTCGCGGTGTCATCGGGCAGCAGCTCGACGATCTCGCCGGGTTCGCCGTCGTGCTCCCATGTGGACGCGATCGCGAGGCCGGCGGTGAACCGGTCGGTCGCGGTGACGGTGAGGTTCTCGGTGCCGATGGTGAACCGGATCCGCGTGAGCTCGGGGATTTCGGGGTCGGTGCAGGCATGCGGACGCACCGCGGTGAGCGCCTGGCGCAGGTCGGCGGTACCGACGATGAGAGTGGTCATACTCGGCTCCCGATGGTGAGGTAGCGGACGTTGCGGAAGGGAACGAGGCTCAGCGAGCGCGCGAGCTTGCAGCCCTCGCACTGGCAGCACATGTCCGGGCGCAGATCGCCGTTGATGTAGACCTCGGTCGGGTGGTCGACGATCACCACCTCGAGCTGGTCGCGCAGATAGAACCGATCCATCCGGCTCTCGGCGAGCTGCTCGTTCTGCTCGGCCTCGCGGCAGTCGCAGGCGAGGTGATGATCGGTGCACCGGTCGTACCGAGGGTCGGCGGTGTCGCGCGGCGGCGAGCTGGTGACCGCGACCGGTTGGCTACGGAAGTAGACGACCGGGCCGACGAGATCGCGCGACGGGCGCGCGATATGTGGGGGCAGAGTGGTAGTCACGCTGTCTCGCTTCCAGAGAGGCGGTACACGATGTCGTTGACGCGGCCGTTCACGTAGACGGCCGCGTCTTCCTGCTCGTCGACGGTCAGGAAGTCATCCCGGGCCGGGCTCTGGTATGCGGCAATCACGTTCGCGAGCTTCTGCTGCTCGACGAGTTCGCGGAGCAGCGGCGCGATGCCGAGTAGAGCGAGAGCGGTTGCGGCGCTGGTGATCTCAATCGGGTTGTCCCACTGCGCAGGCAGCCCGAGCAATCGAGTGGCTTCGGCCAGCGGATCGGGGGCGGTCATCGGGTCGCCCCGCTCACCGCGGCCTCGCCGTCGGCGATCAGCTTGTCGAGGTATTCGAGGGCTTGCGCGTTGTCGTCGTAGAAGAACTCCTCTTCGCCCTCGTCGCGGTCGAGCCCGAGTGCGCGGAGGGCGTAGTCGGCGACATGCTCGCCCGCACCGGATTCTGTTTCCACGTGGTCCACGTAGCCGTCGAGTCCGATGATCAGCTCCGCGCCGTCGAAGTACGCCGTCCATCCGGCGATGCAAGCTGTTGTGCCGCAGGAGTGGTCGCCCGCGCGGAACCAATTCTCTTGAGCATGCTCGGCCGGATGGGCCTTGATGTGGTCGCGGACCTTGCGCGCCAGGGCGAGCTGCTCGAGTGTCTGGATCGGCATCACTCGCCGCCTTCCGCGCCGTCCATCGGCAGCTGCGTGGCAGCGTCGCCGGTCTCGATGGGCCGCTCGAGGAACTCGATCAGCTCGGACGCCTCGCGCTTGGTCAGCTCCTTCGAACTGGTGAACTCGCGCTTGAACTGCTCGGCGAGATAGGCCAGTTTGGCGTCCTTGTCCTCGACGCCGTGCTGCTCGAGCAGGATCGCGACCTTACGCTGCTGGGCGACCGTGCTCATCGGCTCAGGCGGGACGGTCTCCTGCTCACCTGCGGCTGCGGCGTGGTCGTCCTGGTCAGGCTGGGTGGGCGGCGCTACCTCGGTCTGCACATCGGTCGCCGGGGCCTGCCACTGCTGTACCTTCGGCGCCTCGGCTGTGTCGTCCTGATCGAGAACCTCGGCGACGTGAATGCGCTCGGAGGTCGCCCGGACCGGCACCTGATCGGTTTCGAGTTCCTCGGCCGAGTAGGCCATACCGAGCAGCACGTCAGGCGCGGCCCGGCGGCAGGCGTCGGCGAGCGCGCGGGCGTACAGCATCCCTTCGGGGTCGGTCCGGTATTTCGCATTCGACGTGTAGCCGGCCTTCTGAGCGCGCTCAATCGTCCAGGTCGACTCTTCCCATTCGCTGGCCGCGCGGTGCTTGGCGCGCACGATGGCCCGGCGGTCGTTGCTCTCGACGGTCTCGACCTGATGACCGGCGCGTATGAGGAGGGCCTTCATGGTGCGCGCGTACATCGAGGGCGTGCCGTGCACGACGAAAATGTTCTGCAGCGACTGAATCGGGTCGAGGCCGATCAGCTGGCCGTGGTAGATCGCGACCGCGGCTTCCTTTTGGCCGCCGCGCTTCTTGCCGTCCTTGTCGACTCCGCCGTCGTAGGCGCGGACCGTTTTGTGGATGAGGGCCGCGATCTGGTCTGCGGCGTGCAGTGCTGCGAGGTGGTCGTTGAGATGCGCGGCCATGTTCGCGGCAGGCGCAAGCGCGAGACCAGCGGACGGCCGGGTGATATCGAGTTCGGTGGTCACTGGGCGTATTCCTCCCGTTTGTAAGCCCGAGTGGGCAGGTCGATTGCGTGAATGCAGGTTTCGTGGCTCGGCCATTCCCCGGTGGCGAGACACTGGGCGTAGATCTCGAGCGCGCGAGCGTTGTCGCGCTCGCCGAGTTCGACGGCGCGGTCCGGCAGCTCGACGACGTACGGCTCGTACGGCGGCGAACTGCACACGACCACGAACACGAACCCGGTGGTCACACCGAGCAGCCGAAACGCCTTCTGGTAGAACGCCTGTTGCCGGTGGTAGCCGAACTTCTCGACGCTCCACATGAATTGGTCGGGGCCCGGCTCGGCCGAGGTTTTCAGGTCCGCGATCACCGCGCTGTTCGCGCCGGTCCAGTGCGTCCAGTCCGCGCGCACCCGCAGCATCACGCTGGTGTCCGGGTCACGCACCCACGCCGAGAGTTCCGGCTCGCCCGACGCGAGCAGGTTCGCCGCGACCGGGTGTGCGCGGATCCGGTCCGCGGCTTCGTGTGCGGCCGCGTACTCCTTCGGCCGCATCGGGATCTTGTCGTCGGCCCGGATCTCCGCGACGCGTTTCTTGGCGTCCTTCGAGTTCCACAGCTGGTGTCCGCTGTCGACGATCGACGTGCCGGTGCCGAGCACGAGCGTGTGTACCGCGGTGCCCCAATCCATTTCGTCCGACGGCGGTTTCGGGTTGTCCCGCTCCCACAGCCAGCGGTGCGGTGTCACCTCGAGCAGGCGACGCACCTGCGTGGACGAGATCGAGTCCCGGTCCGCGTGATAGACCGACTCCGGAACGCCGCTGTAGAAGTCCGGATCGCTCGGTGCACCGTGGCTCATGCGCTCAGCTCCTCAGCGACGCGCAGCACGGCCTGATACGTGTACCGCCGGATGCTCTTCTGTGCCTTGCTCGGGGTGAGTGCAGAGATGAGGCTCGGTGGCCTGAGCCCCGCCTCCTGGGCAATCTTGTAGGTGCTCCACCCGGTGTCGCGTTTGATGCGCTCGATCACCATGTGCAGCTCGCCGATCGGGAGGTATTCCCGGCACACGTCGCAGACCTTGTCGTCGGCTGGGATGCGGTGCCCGTAGTCGCACACCCGGGTCGCCTTGCGGCGCTTCAGCTTCGAGTGGCACCGCGAGCACACGCCGCCCGTGCCCTCACGGTGATCGCGGCCGTCCGGCGCGGGCCGCGACATGGGTTCGTGGCACTCGCTGCACAGCGCCTCTTGCCGCAACCCAAGCATGTCGAGCAGGTCGGCGCAGTCGGCGGCGTCGAGCGCGTGCGTGGCGACAGTGAGCCGCGCGGCGGTCACGGTCTTCGCGTCGAGACGCGGTACCTCGAGCTGGTGCTCGGTCATCTCGGCGGGCATTACCGGATCGCCCCCGTCCGTGCGTTGAGCTGGGCGATCCGGGCGATCTTCGAGGCACTCTCGGTGAACATGCGATCGAACGGCACGCAGACGACGACGGCCAGCTGTTCGGCCTCCGGGATTGTGACCGCGCGTCGGCCATGCTCGAAGTTGGTGACCGTGGCCGCATTCCAGCCGCGCCCGAGCCTGTACCGCATGCGCTGGGCGACGTGCTGGTGAGTCAGCTCGAGGGCGTTGCGCGCCGAGATGAAGTTGCGGACAAATCGCGAATGTGCGTCCATCACCACACCCCGATCTGCTCGTCGCGCTCACGGTCGGCGGCGTAGTCCTCGGGGCCGTCGACGGTGGGCGCGCCAGTGCCGCCGCAGGCGTCACAATCGGAGTCGTCGCGGGGATCGTCGAGGCCGGTGCCGACGCACGATGCGCACGGCTGGAGCCGCCTCCCGATGAACTCGATGTCGCTCACTGCATGCTCCCGCCGATGTAGCGGACGTACGCGACGCCGTTGACCGAGCGGCCTTCGAACTCGTCGGCTGGCAGAGCCGGGAAGATGTCGCGACAGATGCGCACGCGGACCTGTCCTGCGCTCTTGGGTGTCAGTGAGGTAGGCCAGATGGCCCACTCGCCGGGGCGTGCACGCAGGGCGTCAGCGAATCGGCGCAGCATGGCGGACTTCTCGCGGCCCCAGCTAGCGGCCGGGCGCGGCCGAGGCGAAGGCTTGGGCAGCTCCGCAACGAACGTGAACTCACTCACTGCACGCTCCCGCCGGTCATCGCCGACAGCGGAGCGGAGTTCAGCTCAGCAGCGCGCACGGCGTGCACCTGCAGGCAGTACTCGCACCAGTTCGCCTCGTACGAATGCGCGTGACGGATGTGCATGCGCGCACCGCGCTGGTGCGCGTTCTCGTAGGGCTCGTACCAGGCCATCAGCTCACCGCCTTGGCGCGGTCGGAGGATCCCTCGGCGGCCAGCTCGTCGAGCAAGCGGCCGAGCTTGTCGTAGGTGCTGCGGCGCGCGGTCGAGTGCTTCCAACTGGGCGCCATGAGCGAGATCAGCGACGTCGGCGGAATGTCGACCATCTCAGCGATAGCGCGGATGCTCTCGCCGGTGGCTTGCCTGATCAGCTCCACGACGCGCCGAACCTCTTCTACCGGAACGCTTTCGCCGGTCGCCGCGGGCACGATCGCGGGTGGTCGAGTCGGCCGCGGTTCGACGGCGGCGAGGCGGGCCCGCAGATCGTCCATCGCGTCATCGCTCGGGACGCGGACCGCCTCGGCAGCGGGCTCGTCGACTTCGGGGGCCCGGACGGTGTCGACGGTCGTGGTGTACGTGATGTCGATGCCGTCGTGGCGCGGACGGACGACGGCATCACCAGGGATCAGCGCCGAAATATCGACGAGCTGGCGCAGATCGGAAAGATAGAATTCGTCGACGCCGTCCGGTACGCGCAGCGACGCGGTCTCGACGACGCATTGCTGGCGGCTCGTGGTGATCTCGGCAGCCCCGATGGGGCTCGTATCCTCGGTCATCACGCGCCCGCCTTGCGGGAGTGCTTCGCCGCCCAGGCGTCCGGCGTATCCCATTCGGCCGCAGCCGCCTCGGCCGCCGCGTGCTTCGGCTCGGCGTAGGCGGAGTAGTGGAGGATGCCGCCGAGGCGTGTGATCATGTGCGCGGCGAATTCCTGGACGCTGCCGTTGTGTCTGATGTGGTGTGCCACTGCTATAGTCCTTCCGTTCGTTTGTGGCCTAGAGGGCGCGCTCTGCGGTGGATGCTGGAGCGCGCCCGGCCATTTCGGGGGTTAGTTGTCGGCGCGGGTGAGGGTGAGGTCCTGGACCTTCACCGCGACGGCGTTGGGCGGGATCACGATGAAGTCGGGGCCGGTCAGGAAGTCGTTCTTGATGAAGCCGGGCGTCCCGATCTCGCACGCCAAATCGGCGCAGACCTCGTAGTAACCGGTGCCGTTGTAGCCGTGCGGAGTTGCGCGGTAGGTTCCGGCGGCGATCTGGTCCGCGCCGGTCCCGATCAGCCAGCGGCCGTCCGTGGTCAGCGGGTTCGGCGCGGTCGTGGTGGTCGGCGCGATCGGCATCTCGGAGGTGGGGGCGACGTAGGACAAGTTCGGGTCGGTGTACTTCGCCGCGTACTCGCCTGACGCGGAGTCCGGCTTGCAGGCCGCGAGCGAAACGGCCGCGAGGGTAGCGCCGACGGCGACGAGTGCGGCACGCTGGATGTTGAACATCTTTTCTCCTGAAGGGTGTTCACTGTCCCGGCGAGCTACGACCTCGCCGGGGCTTTCTATGGGGTCAGTTGGGCGTGCTGCCCGGCGCATGGAGCGGATCAGCCTGCGCCGGGCGCACGGTCTCCTGATCTGCGTCAGGGGACGATTGAGTTGCATGTGCCTGCGCGTGCTGGTCGGCGTATTGGCGCAGGAGATGAGCGACCACGTCGGACGGGACGGCGATTTCGTCCCTTTCGAAATAGGTGAGTTGGTAGCCTTCTGGGCCCAGAGAGCTGGGGCGAATAACCAGAACGATCTGCGCTTCATCCAGTGCCGCAGCAAGGTTGAGCGAGATGCTGACGTGGACGTCGCTCACCGGGCACCGCCTGCGGGGTGCCGGCGGATCGCTCCGGCGAGCTGCTCGTCGCGCTCGTGCAGGTGGACGATGCGCAGCGGGCGGACGTTGCCGCGGTCGATTTCCAGCGGGGCCGGATCGGCGGCGCGTTTCTCGGCAGCCCGGCGGTGTTCGGCGTTGGCGTCGGCGAGACGCTGCCGAGCCAGTTCGGCGGCTGCGCTGGCCATGTTCGCCTTATGGATGGCCACGACCGCCGCCACGACGCAGATGGCGGCAGCGGAGGCGAACAGCGTGATCACGACAGCGGGCCCATCGTCGCGGTGAGCAGCCACGCGATACCGAGCGTGACGAACACGACCGCGCTCGCGGCCGCCAGCCACAGGCCGAAAGCGTGACGCTGTCCGAAGTCACGCCATGTCGGGATCTGGCGGCGGTTCACCGGCGTCGGCCCGTGCGCTCGTAGTACTCGGGCGTGCCGACCATGAACGGGCGCAGCTTCGCGTCCTGCTTCGCCTTTTGCTCGGGCGTGAGGCGGCCTACGTGGTCGGCGAGCGCGGACGGCGCTTCACCCTTCAGCACCTTGGCCAGGTGGATGTCGTCGTGAAATCCGAACGCCCGCGCGGCTTCCGGAGAGTAGATGCTCACGACGCCGCCGCTTCCGCGTTCTCGGCGGCACGCCGATCGCGCAGGTCTTCGATGTCGGAGCGCTCGAACAGGAACGCGCCGGTCTTGCCGGGCAGCTTGCGCACGGGCTTGACGTCTCCGCTGCTCACCCAGCGGATCAGGGTGCTCTTGTCGACCTCGAGCAACTTGCTCGCCTCCTCGGAGGTGAGGAGGTCTGTTGGGATGTCCATACGCCAACTATTGCACAATGGCTAATGGTCGTGCAATAGCTGTCGGTCTGCTGAAACGCGGTGCATCAACTGTTGCGCAACGGTGACCCAACCCGCAATAATTAGTGCATGAGCGACGCACTAGAGACGATGGCCTACACGCCGTCCGAACTCGCCCAGAGCCTGGGGGAGAGACTTACCAAGGGAATGAAGTTGGCCGGCATATCGCGGGCTGAGATGGCCGAGTACCTCGGCGTCGGGCAGTCGACCGTCACCACTTGGACGAGCGACCGGATCACACCCAGCGTGCAAACGCTGCGCCTCTGGGCGCTGCGCACGGGGGTGCCGTTCGAATGGCTGAAGACAGGAAAAATCCCCCACCCGGATGGAGGACCGGAGGAGGGATTGTCGGCAAAGCTCCCCCATCTGGACTCGAACCAGAAACCTGCCGATTAA